CTCGCGCTGCTGGTGGCCGCTGAGCCGATCGTCGTCGGCCTTGATCTCGACGAAGGCGGCGCGCGGCCACGTCCACCAGATGAAGCAGTCAGGGCAGCCCCGGCGACCTTCCCAGCGCGTTTTGCGGTACTGGCCGCCGCTCTTCTGGACGACGCGCTTCAGGTGCTCCTGCAGCTTGCCGGCGGGCGTCACTCCGGCTGCCTCTCGGCCGACCAGTTCGGCGGCACGCGCACGTGGCTGTTAGGGACGCACCAAATCTCGCCGGATGTGTTCAAAGTCACAACCCACAGCAGGTTGTGCTCCTGCCCGTAGTCGATCACGGCCAGCGCCAGACCGCGCCCCTTGGGCGTGTCCATTGGGATCGAGGGGTTGAGCTGCGTAAACATCAGTCCTTGCGGTAACGATACGCCTCGAAGCCGGCAGCGGCAAGGGGCAGGCCGGCCGACCAGCTCGGGTTGGTGGACATGATCGCCGCCAGCCCCTCGCTGGTGTAGGCCGGCTCGTCCGGCGTCTCGCAGACCAGCTCGTCGTGCACGCGGATGCAGACGCTGTAGCCGGCCTCCTCGGCGCGCAGCATGCCGGACATGAACACGTCGCGGGCGATGGCCTGCACGGCGTTCTCGACCAGCTTGCCGCCGTACGTGTCGAGGCGCTCCCACTTGCGGGTGAATTGGTTCATGCCCTCGTAGGACAGGCTGCCGCTGGCCGACACCTCCGGGCGCGGGTAGCACAGGTAGCGGCCGCTCGGCAGCTTCATCCGCAGCCACGCGATGCCCTGCCCGTCCGGCTTCACGTCGAACGTGATCAGGTCGCGCACGGCGAAGCTCTCGGCCATCTTGTTGATGGCTGACCGCGCGGCCGCCTCCATGTCGTACCACAGGTTGCGCGTGCACGGGTGGGCCTTGCGCCACGCCGAGACAATCTCTTGGATGGCCTCGTCCGTCATCGCGTCGAACACCTTGCCGCCCATCTTGCGGTACGCGCCGACGCCGCCCTGATAGCCTCCGGCCAACTCGGGCACCTTGCCCTGCAGTTGGCGCTCGGCCTTGGTGATGAGGCCCGGATCTTTGCCGAGGATGCGGCCGGCGGTGACCTTGTACAGGTCGTGCCCGTCGCCCCGGTCGTAGGCCTTGAACGCGGCGACCTTCCAGTCCTCGCCGGCCAGCCACGCCAGCACGCGGCCTTCGATGTTGGACAGGTCGGCGATGACCAGCTTGGTGCCCTCGGGGGCGACCAGCGCCCCGCGCACGGCGAAGGCGCAGCGCTCGCTGACGTTGTCCCAGATCAGGTGCTCGCAGTCGGCCTTCATGGCGGCCACGGTCGTTGCCTGCACGTCGTCGTCGAACCAGTCGGGCGATCGCGGCAAGTTCTGCGGCTGGAACAGGCGGCCGGCGTCACGCCCGGTGCGCGCCGCGCCGCAGAACTGGATCAGGCCGCGCAGGCGGCCGTCCTTGTTCGTGGCGTTGAGCAGCACGCTGTACTTGGCCGGGCTCGTCGCGGCCGCCTGCTGGCGGATCTCCAGCAGCTCGCGCACCTGCGGGTCGAGGTCTCCGTCGAGCAGGTTGCCGAGCGTGGCGCGCGTCAAATCCTCGGTCTCGAAGCCGTGGGCGTCCTTGAGGTGGTCGAGCAGGCGCTGGCGCTGCGTGGCGGACGTGACGCTGCCGCCGGTCAGATCGGCTGCACGAGTGGCCAGAGATCGTCCAGCTCGATCGAAAGCTCGTAGAGCTGCTCGTGCAAACTCTCGGTCAACGGCGACACCACGGTCAGCAATTCTTTGATCACAGAGCCACAGGAGCCGCTCACGACCACTATCGTTCCATGATGGCAGTCGTCCAAGTACGCTTCGCATTGCGTCCACATCCAGCCGGGCGTACTCGACGAAGGCGGCCCACTCGGCGGGATGTGTGTCACGGGTGGCTCTCCGTATCTTGACGTTGCTGGGCCTCGGCTTCGTCAGCAAGTGTATCAGCTTTTTGCCTGCCTTGTCTTTGGCTTTGTCCTGCGGCACGTGCAGCACGTCGCAGAGCTGGCCCAGAGAGCCGGGCAGGCTGTGCTGCAGGGCCAGCACCATCGTGTCGATGATCTTCTCCACGGGGATGTGGACGCCCTGCTCGCGCAGGACGGTGCGGTCGAAGTTGCTGTTGTGGATCACGACGCGATCAGACTTGTCGATGATGTTCTGCAGCGCGTGACGCCAATGCACGAGATCCTGCGTGTCCCAGACCGCGACAGGATCGCTGTCCATCGCCCACGCCACCAGCATCACCTCGGCGTCCTCCGCATAGCGGTACGCGCCGTGTGTGATTTTGGTTTCGCAGAATGTTTCGAGATCGAGGTACAGTGTGCTCATGATGTCCTCTGTTCGGGAGAGCCGCGCGCTTCGTGTATCAGCAACGCAGGAGACCCCGCACCCACGCGCGGCTCACCAGAACAGAGGCGCGCCGGCCCCGCCAATGGGGAGAAACAGGGCAGGCGCGCCGGTTCTATAGACCTACAGGAGATCCATGCCAATAGCCTTTGCGTAGGTGTCGAGCAAAGCGAAGTGCTCGTTCCTATCGTCATTGGCCATCTTGCGGAGACGGACGACCTCGCGGAGGATCTTGGCATCGTACCCACGGGCCTTGGCCTCGGTGTAGATGTCCTTGATGTCGTCCGCGACGCCCCGCTTCTCCCCCTCGAGCGTCTCAATGCGCTCGATCAGGAGGCGCAGTTGCTCGCCTGCGCTGTTGTGTCCTTCCTCGCTCACAGGAAGTCGGCCGCGTCGGGAGCCGGCTTGGCCGGTGCTGAGAACTCGTCGGCCGATGCCGCCGACGAACCGCCGCCGAGGTTCTCGCCCTCGCCGGTCAGCATGATGCCGCGCAGCGAGCAGTTAATGCGGCGGCCCCATTTATTGTCTTGCAACCACACTTCCAGCGAGGCGTCCACGATGGCACCGCTGTGCGCCTGCCTCTCGATCTCGCCCTTGGTCGTGAGTTTCTCGCGATACTGATCATAGACGCTCGGCTGGGTCTTGGCGTTGCGGGTGGACAGGTAGTGCATGCCCTCGAAACCCTGATAGGCTTCGCCGGTCTTCTTGCTGCGGTAGACCTTCTTGACGAAGGCGACCTTGCCGTCCTCTTCCAGCATCTTCAGGACGCTGGCGGCCTTGTCCTTCCACCCCTCGGTAGCTTCGGCGAGGATGGCGGCCTCAATGGCCTTCTGGTGTTCGCTGTCCGGCTTGATGGCGAACTTTGCGCCGTAAGCCGGGTCGCCTTCGCCAAACGCCTGCGGTTCGGCAATCGCCGGGAACGACAGAGTGACGCCCTTGAGCATGATACGTGTAGCCATTTTGTTCACTTTCAGTTTGCAGTTAAATCGCGGAAGTCATCCGCGACCGATTGAACGGCCAGTGCTGGCCGCTTATCCGTGGCGGGTGCCACAGATGGCTTGCCCTCGGCGCGGGAGATCAGGGCCTGTGCCCGCTCCCAGCGCTTGGGGGTGTCTTTGAGCAGCTTCTCCGCCTTGGTCGGCGAGATCAGGCTGTAGTCGTACATCTCATCCTGCCGCAGCCGGAAGCTCTTGAACAGGGCCTCGACCTCGGCGTCGCTGTTCCACTTGCGGTTGCCGCGCTTGCCCTCGACCAGTTTGAAGCCGTCAACCGACTGGCCGGCCAGCAGGCGGCGCGCGACCTCGGCGCGGACGGCCGAGCACCAGTGCTCGACCAGCTCGACCTTGGACATGGCCATCGACAGATAGTTGTCGCCCGTCGTCATGTCCGGCGTGGTGAACTCATCGAGCGTGGCAGATCCGCTGACGATCTCCGCCACCTCGGCGGCAAGCGCCGGGCACGTGGACTTCGCCTTGCAGAACCTGCACTGCTTTTCGCCCGGCTCAAGGCGGGGCACCTCGTGGTCGCCCACCTCGACGGCCGCCAGACGCACGTCCTCGGCGAACTCCCGCAGTTCGGCCACCTCGAGCCAGTGCTCAGACACGTGGTTCAGGCGCGGCTGGTGGATGACCATGCAGACCTGCTCGAACTCGCCGAGCTGCTCAACCAGCAGCAGTGCGCCCAGAGCGTACATCTTCAACTGCTCGCTATCGGCATCGATCTTGACGCCCATGCCGTATTTGAGGTCGACGACGAACAGCACGCGATTTGTTGTATCTACAACAATTGCGTCGCTGGTGCCGGTCGCGCCCTCCTCACCGGTCATGTAGCCGATGGGAACGCGCTGCTCGACCAGCAGCATGCCGCGGCGGCCGTAGTCGCGTACGAGGCGGATGTAATCGTCGACGTAGTCGGCCATGATCTGATCAACGGTGAAGGTAAAGCCGTCGACCTCGTGCGTCTCGCCGATGCGCGCGAACGGATGCTGGCCGGTGCCGTCGAGGCACTCACTCGCCAGCAGATGCGCCAGCGTGCCCTCGGCGGCGTAGGAGCTGCTCTGGTCGGGGAATGCCGCCTCGAGGGCGACGCTGCCGGGGCAGCGCATCCAGCGATGCGCCCCCGACGGGCTGAGCTTTGCGTGTGCCATCAGAACGGGCTCTCCAGACGGTCGATCAGCTCGGCCCAGCGCGCCGCGTCCAGTTGCGAGGCGCGCTCAACGCCGAACTCGGCCATGGCGGTCTCGACGAACGGCTTGCCCTTCGTGGCCACGGCGCGCAGCACGACGGGGGCCACGTCCTTCTCGAAGGTGAGCGCAGGTGCCTCCGGCATAACCTCCTCGGTTTTCGCTGGGGTTATGCTGGTGACCGGCTGCGTGGGCGCAACCGGGTTGATCTCAACGGGCTCGGCCGGCGGCGCGTAGGCGCGTTCGACATCTGCGGTGGGGTGCAGCTTGACGGCCAGCGACATGACCTTACCGGCCAGTTCAGCGAGCGTGTCGGCGGTGATCTCGATCTTATACATTCTTCAGCTCCTCAATGATGCGATCGCGGTCTGCGATCATCAGTTCCAGTTTCTCGATCTCGGCGCGCAGTTCGTAGACCTTGTCGTCGAGCTGGGTGCAGTCGATCTGCAAGTCCTCGGCGCGCTGCCTCCAGTCGGCCAGCGCCTCCTGCGCCTCGGTGTCCATGTCTTCCAGACGCTCGGCCAGCACGATGGCCAGCTCGTTGTCGCTCTCGAAGGCGGCCTCGATCAGGTCAAACATCTCGCAGGTGCGCCAGTAATTCCGGTCGTTCATCTTTCGTCTCCCCTCAAAAGTTCCATGGTTCAGCGTTGTACTGGGCGGCAACAAGGCGGGCCTCGCGCTTGCCCTCGACGGCGTGTTCACACAGGTGGGTGCGGCGGCCCGCGTCGATGATCTCGATTGAGACCACCGCGCGACCCTTGCCGAGCCTGTAAAAGTTGGCTGCCTTGATCATCGGATCAGGCCTTGCGCGCCACGACCTTCACGGTCGTGTAGCCCTTGGCTACCTTCTGGTTCTTGCTGAACCAACGGCCGTCCACGCCCAGCTCGCGGAGCTTGGCTTCGGCGGCCTTGGCGTCGAGCGACTGGCGCTCGGCCACTTCCGACACCGTGGCGCGGAACAGGCTGCCGTCAATGGCGGTGTCGCCGGTGTTGACGATGAGCGCGATCAGGTTGGCCTCGACCGCCTTCAGTTCGGCGATCTGGGCCTTGATGCTGCCGAGGCGGTCTACGACCGAGGCGGCGAGGTCGATGGTGTTGGGCTGGGTAGCCATGTGGGTCTCTCCTTGGGGTTGCTGATACATACCCATATGGACTTATCAATCTCGCATTGCAAGCCCTTATTCGTAAAAAATTACAATCCCGTTTTCCATCCGCAGTGGGCCGTCCTTCTCCTTGCTAAGTGCCTGAATTGCGCGGACAACAGACTGGCGACGGATGTCGCGCTTGCCGGCCTCGGGTGGTGGTAAAGTATCGCAAGCCTTGCGGATCAGATCCTCGGCGCGAATAACTGCATCCGCCGGGAACAGGGTCATCACCTCCAGCAGGTGGGTCTCAAGGCGGCCGCGACGCTTCACGCCCTTCTTGTCGTCGGTGCTCGCCGGCGGGCGGATCTCGACCTCGACCGCGACGCAGCTCGTGATGTCGTCACCATCGTCGTCGAGGCCCAGCAGGACGGTCTCCAGCTTGAAGCCCCAGCGCAGGCCGTCCTCGCCGTCCTTCATCTTCTCGATCACGATCTCGCGGTCGCCGTTCTCGTGGCGCAGCACCTCGATCTGCACGTCTGCGGCCGCCTTCAGGCCCGACCAGCCGCGCGAGCCTTTGCTGAGATCCTTGCCGGCGTGGTGGACGACGAGGTTCATGGCACCGGTGGCGTCGTGCAGCAGGTTGATGTTGCCCAGCGCCCGGCCCATGTCCTCGCTGGTGTTTTCGTTCGCGCCCGGCGTCACCTGCGCCAGCGTGTCGATGATGATCAGATCGATCTCGCCGAGGTGCTTGATCTCGGCAATCACTTCGGAGATGTCGTCACCGTCCAGAAAGTTCGGTGCGGCCGTGATGACGTGCAGGCCGTGCAGGCCGTGCAGGTCGAAACCGTGGTGCTGGGCGTAGGCCTGAGCGCGCTTGCCCAGACCGGAGCCGCCTTCTGCGGCGATGATCACCACCCGCGCCTTGACCGTGCGCCGGGTGCGCCACGCGTTGCCGCGCGCGATCGCGAAGGCGAGGTCGAGGGCGACGAATGTCTTGCCGCTGCCCGACGCGCCAAACAGGATGCCCAGCTCCGCGCGGGGCAGCACGCCCTTGATCAGCCAGCCCATCGGCTCGCGCTGGGTCAGGTCGTAGATCGGCACCGGGCCGAAGCGGCCGAGGCTCTTCGTCGGCAGCTCAGCCATGATCGCCTCGGCCTTGGCGAGCACCTCCTCGCGGCTGGGTGGCTCGGCTGCGCGGTTGGCCTCCTTGGCCATCTTGATCACGCTGGCCATTGTGACTTGCCTGCGGTTCGATCCCTTGCGCCGCTCGAAGCTGTCCCACTGGCCGCGCATGGCCTCGGTGCTGACATAGGTGTAGCCGTCCTGCGACCATTCGTCCCACAGCTCGAAGCCGGTGTCGTCGCCGTCGCACTCGTGGTGCAGGGCCATCCCGACCTTGATCCAGTCCTCCCGGCCCATGTTTGGGTCAAGGCTGTTGACCAGCTCCGCCATGCGCTCGACGGTCAGGCCCAGTTTGGGCTCGCGCCCGGCCATGAAGTCGTCGGGGTCGATGACGTTGTTAAGAAGGGAGCGGCCGAAGCGGCGGTTGCACAGGTCAATGACGTGCTGGTCAACCTCGGCCACGGTGTTCGCAAGGCCGATCAGCTCGCAGGCGGGCAGAATGCTGCCTGTGAATGTCACGAACATTGACGTGGAGAACGTCTCGAAGCCGAACTGCTCCGGCGTCGAGGGGCTCTTGTGGTTGCCCAGATTGCCCTTCAGGGCGGCGCGGATGCCTTTGCCGCTCGGGCTGAACTCGGCGTAGGTGCGGGCGACAATGCGCTCAATCTCGGGCGCGATCTCATCGTTCGGCCCGACGCAGTTGTCGAAGTCGAGGAAGGTGTACCCAAAGTCGGGCAGTGGCGCAAAGCCGACGCCGTCGTAGCCCATGCGCGCCGCCGCAGCTCGCGCTGCGACAAACGTGGTCAGGCGTGCGCGATCGGTCGGGGAGCCCTGTTGGCCGTGGCGGATCGTGCCGTCCGTCCAATACGGGACTTTGCGCGGTTTGACCTCGCCGGGATACTGCTCGAAACGCCAGATGAGCCAGCCCGGCACCATCCGCAGTTCCTCCGGCACCTCGACGGCGCGGATTTTGGGCGCAATTGCCCTGACGCTGGCCATGTCGTCGTCCTCCACGGATATTACAGCAGGTCGGCGCTGGCACTCGGGGCAGCAAGCGCGCGGACGAGGTCGGGGCTCATCAGGTCATCGCGCGGGACGCCGTAGGCGGCCTCGATCACAACAGCCTTCTCCACCGGCACCCAGCCTCTGCGCTTCCACGCGTAGACCGCCTGATGCGACACGCCCATGCTCTTGGCGAAGCGGACGATGCCGCCGCCCTTGGCGATGGCGAGATTGATGGCGTCAATTCGGTTTGTCATGCGTCTTCCAGTTTGTTGATCTCGTGACGGAAGCGCTCATCCCGGATGCCCCAGATGTGCGTCTCCTGCATGTATTGCGACTTGAGCTTGACCAGCCGTGCGTTGACGGCGTCCAGCTCGGCCTGCAGCCGATCGCGCTGGGCGAAGGCCTCGCGTGCCTCGGCGATCATTTCCGCACCCCCTTCGGGCCGAGGCGGCCGGTCTTCGGGTCGCGGAAGTGCGCCTGCTTGAGGGTGTCCTCCAGACGCTCGATCTTGGAGCGCAGGACGCGGATGACGAGGCCGTCCGTCGCGGAGTTGGACGCCTTGCGCTCGGTCTCGCCGAGCTTGGCGTACAGGGCCTCGATCTCGCGCTTCTGACTGGCGGCGAGCCAGCGGGCCTCGCGCAGCGCGCCCCAAGGGTTGAGGATATCCCAGATGCTCATATCGGTCTCTCCGTTTGCTGATGGGCCTGCTGTGTGGCAGATGCAATCGCCGATTGCAATAGACATTTTTAATTAACAATTTTTGTGCTAAGGGCGCAGGCGAGCCTTTTTCAAAGGGATGTTCATGGCCGCGCGCAAAGACACGATCCCCGACGAAGTTTTGATAGACGCGTGGGAGCGATGTAACTTCTCCCCGGCCGCCGTGGCCCGAGAGCTTGGCACCTCCGAGCGCAACATCTACGCCCGGCGCAACGCCCTGACCGCCAAGGGCATCGATCTGCCCACCGTCAAGGCGTCCACGTCCCCCATCAGCCGGTCAACGTACAAGAAGGTGATCAACTGCGAGATGCGCGACGGCGTCGTCTTGGTCGGATCCGACGCGCACATCTGGCCCGGCCCCGACACCACGGCCCTCAAGGCCCTGCTGCTGGTGACCGCCGACCTCGGCAAGGCCGTGCGTATGCTGATCGCCAACGGCGACTGGTTGGACGGCGCGAGCACCAACCGGCACGACCCGTTCGGCTGGCAGCACCGGCCGACAGTCAAGGAGGAGCTGGACTGCGTCACGGACGCACTGCACCGCTGGCGCATGGCGGCCAAGCCGGCGCGCACGGGCGTGCGGTCGATCTACACGGTCGGCAACCACGAGATGAACTTCGAGCGCCGCCTCGCGACGCAGGTGCCGATGTTCGAGGGGCTGCCCGGCCTGCGCCTCGCCGAGCACTTCCCAGAGTGGGACTTGACGTGGTCGTGCTGGCTCAACCGCGCCAGCAAACACCCTGTCATGGTCAAGCACCGGCAGGCCAACGGAGTGCATAGCGCCTACAACAACACGCTGAAGAGCGGCGTCAGCATGCTGACTGGCCACACGCACATCCTTGAGGTCAAGCCGTGGGGCGACTATCGCGGCCGCCGGTGGGGCGTGCAGACCGGCTGTCTGGCCGAGCCCACCGGGCCCCAGTTCGAGTATGCGGAGAACGGCTACAGCCCGGCCTGCGCCGGCTTCGCCGTGCTCACCTTCAAGGACGGGCGGCTGCTGCCGCCAGAGATATGCGAGGTGATCGAGGGTCGCGCGATGTGGCGCGGGCAGGTGGTCGTGGACGACCACGCAGACTATCTGGCTGAGCAGGAGGTATCATGAAGAAGGCGCAAGAGGCGTTGGCGAACCTGCACGTCGCGCTAGAGGCGCGGGACGTGGCCGTGGGCCGCGCCGTCGAGGCTGTCTACGCCCAGTTCGCGTCGATCATCGCCCGGCGCGAACGGGAGTACGACGACGCCCTGCGCGCCGCTAAGGCACCGGAATAAACGCCTCGATCGGGATCAGCACCACGCGCTCGATGTCGCGGCTGTCGCCCCGGTCTGAGCGGCCGCCGGTGGTGACGGTGTGCTCGACGGGGAGCTGCACGACCCCCAGTTGATCCGTCCACTGCACCGCCAGCAGCGCGTTGGCGTCCACCGCGCAGAGCGCGTTGTACTTGGCCTCGCTCAGCAGGTACGTGTCGTAGCGGGCGCGCGCGTTGCGGCGCACCTTGATCTCGACGACGCAGGGCCGGTGCGTGAAGCGGAAGACGGCGTCGTACGGCGCGAAGCGGTCTTGCGGCGCGGTGGCCGTCAGGCCGAAGGCGCGCTCCAGCTTGGCCACGACGCTGGCCTGATTGCTGCGGTCGGCGTCGCTCTCGTAGATGGGTCTACTGGGCATCGGTCGTCTCCTTGTGTGCGCCGGCTGCGATCTGATCCAATGCCTTGTTCATGCGTCTGCGAACAGTGTCGGTCGACATAATTGCCTCTTTCCGCAACCATGCCACGATCTGCCCCACCTCTGCCACCGCAGCATCACGTTCTGCTGTCAGTGCAGTGATGTGGTCGAGGATAGCGCGGGCGTCGTCTGCGTCCATGCACGTCATACCGCCGCCAGTCTGGCCTGCCATCGTGTCGCGCAAACGGTCAATTGCATCGGGGGCGATCATGGCTGCACCCTTCCGGCGGTGGACATCAGATGCAATATCCTATTGCCGCCGGCCCCGTTCTCATACACCTCGACGCGCGCCCTGCCGTCTTGAGCATAGATGCGGTGGTAGTGGCCCGCCTCGCGCATGGCGGCGGGAAGGTTGGTGCATTGGCCGCCCGCGACCGGCGGCTGCCGGCCCGGTGGCTGTGTCACCTCAAAGGTGTAGCGTCCTGCGACTGTGGTCATGCCGGTTGCCCCTGTCTCAGGTTGACGCGGCCCCTCGCCCGGCCGTTGGCGCGGGCAGCCTCATAGACGGTCGGCCGGTGCTCCTTGAGCGCCGCCGTGCAGCGCGCCACTGAGCCCCAGCCGAGGTCGTGGGCCAGCTCGCTGAGCGTCCGGTTGCCGATGTCGTAGCCGTTCTGCGGCAGCAGCGGCGTGGTGCCGGGTGGCCGTGGTGGGTGGTTGGTGCGGCGGGGTGGCGCTTCAGCCTCCTGCGCGGCGCGCTGGGCGGCCTGCACCTGCGTCTGGTAGGACGCCTGCCGCACCTGCGCCAGCAGCCGCTCAGTGACCTGCACAGGCTCGCGTCGGCCGTCGGCGTAGAGCCAGCAGAAGCGACGATTGTGGATGATGGGTCGACGGGTCATGGCTCAGTCCTTCAGTCTGCGAAAGCGAGGATCAACTCGCGAACTTTCTCAATTGATACTTTGCGCTTGGCAATCGAACCCTCGGGGTCGGCCACGTCGGCGCTCTGGTAGGCGTACAGCGCCAGCACGTGCGTCTCGTAGGCCAGCAGTAGGCTGTTGAGCTCAAGGCGGCGCTGCTGCCTCGCCACCTCGGCCGGTGGCGGCAGGGCGGCGGTGACGTTGAAGATGATCTCCTCGACCTCTCGGACGGCCTTGGGGCCTATGCCGGACTGCCGGTGCAGTTGGCGGTTGATCAGCGCCATCTGGGCCTCGTGCAGGGTGCGTACGCCGCAGTCCTTGAGCGCCTTCAGTGAGCGGACGCTCAACTCCACATCGTCGAGGCTGACCGTCTTCAGTCGCTCGTCGAGGGCGCGGATCAGCGCGTTAAGTCGGATGTCTGTAGTCACCAGTCGGTGTCCTCAATATCTTGCGGGGTGGTGGGCGGCCGCCGGACGATGATCCAGACGGCCGTGGCCATGAGGGCGAGGATGGCTATAGCCAGCCAGTTGTCGCCCGTCATCGGCGCGTTGGCTCCAGTGCCCAGACGTGCGAGCAGCGCTCGCCTGCGGGCGTGTCCACCAGCACCATCTGGCGCTCCTGACAGTGGGCCACGGCGCGCTGGTGGGCCTTGTCCTCCCACACGTCGGCCCACAGCAGCAGGCCGAGGAGGGCGAGAACGAGGCCGGTGAAGATGAGGGCGGGGCCGTCAGTCATTGGTCTTCTCCTTAATTGCTGAAGGGCGTCAGCCCCACGTATCCAAATGGTGGCGCTCACCCAGAACATTGGTGAGCCAGTAGGCCCCGTGCATGTCTTGATCGCGCCGCACAAAGCCGTTGCGACGGTAGGAGCGCAAGACATCAGCGGCCGTCTTGCGGCCTACAAAGCGCGTTTCGTTGCTACTGTCAGGGGTGAACATGCACAGACGTTCCGATGCGCGGTCAGTCATTGGTGTTCTCCTGTTGCAGAGGCGATGAGATCTGTCACGGCCGTCAGCAGGCGCAGGGCCTCGTTCGCCTCGGGCTGGCCGTTGTCGCCGTCCACCACGTCGGCGTAGCAGTCGAGGTAGTCGGCGACCTCCTGCAGCATGGCGAGCATGTCAGGGGCTGCGGCGATCAGGCGGGCGTTGGCCTGCTGCTCCTCGATCGGGGGCGCACGGTGGCCCTGCCCGAACAGGTCAGGGTTGGTGCTGCAGATGTCAGCGTGGTCGTCGTCCACCTCTACCATGCGGCAGACGGCGAACCATGGGCCGGGTGTGTGCTTCATTTGATCTGCTCCTTGATGAGGACGGCTTCGGCGACGATCTCGGTCGCGATGGCCGTGATCGCCGCGAGGCGGGTGTAGTGCGTCTGCCGATCGGCCACGCACTGGTCGTTGTCGCCGGGGTAGTCCCGGCCGTTGGGCGTCACCTGCTGCAGCGCCTTGATGGCGGCCTGCAGGGCGTCGTAGGCGTCGCGGCGCGGCTCGATCAGGTCGTCCGCGCTGGTGCCGTTGATGTTGAGGGTGGGGCGGAGCATGTCAGTAGCCCTCCGCCTGCAGCTCACGCTTCACGGCGTTGAGGGCGTAGACCTCGGACAGGCTGCGGAGCAGCAGGGTCTTGTCGCCGGAGTGGTCGAAGAAGGCGCGGGCGGTCATGACGCGGTCAACGGCCGCCAGCAGGTGGCGGTGCACGATACGCACCTGCCGGCCCTTGAGGCGCTTGAAGCTGCGGTGGGCCTTGTCGGCGTCGATGTTGCGGTAGGCGGTCACTGGGTGTCTCCTTGGTTGCTGATAGGGTCAGGCGATGGCGGCGGCGATGGCGGCGGAACGCTTGGGCGACTTGAAGCTGGCCAGAACGCTGGTGCCAGCCACCTTGCGATAATTGAAGAGGACGATCTCTCCGGTGTAGGGGTGAAGCAGCCAGCCGTAGGATTTGCCGTCTTCGAACACCACGTCACCGCTGGCGGGGCGCTTGTTGGCACCGGTGAAGGAGGAGGTGTAGAGCTTGGTGATGGTCATTGGGTGTCTCCGGTTGGTCGTTGCTGATGACCTCTTCTCTCATATCCAACGTGAGGTTGCAACACCTAATTTGCAGCATTTGTAATTTTTTTCATCCCCCTGCAGCATGCAGCATTAGCAGCATGCTGCGTCATGCTGCAAATGGTGCAGGTCGGGTAATGCAGCATTTATGCAGCAGCAAGGGGAGACACCCCCTTAGGGGTGGCCCCCACTGCTGCAAATGCTGCACCGAGCAGATGCTGTGCTGCGCTGCAGAAATCCGTGGTGTGATGACCAGCCCCGGAAGCTGATGCTGCAGCATGATGCGTCGTGCTGCAGATGCTGCAGCGCCTCGTGCTGCACCTCGTAAAAAAGTGCTTGCAACGGTGCGTTGCATGTGAGAGAAGCAATTATCAGCAAACGGAGACACCCAATGACCGACCTCGACGCCCTCCTCGCCGAAATGGCCGCCGCCACCAAGATCGTGACGCTCGCGGATCTCACCGCCGCGCAGCGCGAAGCTGCCGAGCGCATCATCGCCAAGACCGCCGGCAATCGCAAAGAGATCAAGACGCTCAAGATCAGCCGCTACAACGGCAACAGCTATGTCACGCTGTACGTCGAAGCTGGCCTGCCAAACGACGAAAAAACGTTGGCGTCCATCTTCTGCCGCGACACCGCCCACGTCCAAGTTGGGCCGCGCGGCGGCATCACCAACATCGGCCGCTGAGCAGCAGGGGGCGGCCACTGTGCCGCCCCTTGTCGTTCGGGCGGCTGGGTGTTATTTCCGTGCAGGAAGGAGCGACCCTGATGCCGTACCCGTCGAAGAAGAAGCCCGAGCTGATCGAGCAGGTGCTGACGCGCATCGCGCACGGCGAGACGCTGGCGGCGCTCGGCCGTGAGCTGGATTTCCATCCGGTCAACTGGGGCAAATGGGTCGCCGCAGACGAAGCGTTGGCGGTCGCGTACGCGCAGGCGCGGGACGTAGGCAGCGACGCCCTCGCCGAGCAGGCTCTCGCCCTGATCGACGAGGAGCCGGCGCGCGTCGAGGGCCGCGTCGATCCGGGCCACGTCGCGTGGAAGCGGGCGCAGGTGGACACGCGCCTCAAGCTGCTGGCGTGCTGGAACCCGAAGAAGTACGGCAGCAAGCAGCAGACCGAGCTGACCGGCCCGGACGGCGGCGCGATCAAGACCGAGGCGGTGGGCGCAGCGCCCGACGCCATGCGCGAGCTGACCGAGGTGCTGCTCAAGCAGGCCGCCGATCGGGCCAAGTGACGGCCGCAGCCATCCTACAGACGCTGACGCCCCAGCAGCAGGCCTTCGCCCTGTGGCAGAACCGCTGGGCGCAGACGGCGCGCGCCAACCAGATCCCCGAGCTGGTGTCTCCGGGCGGTTTCGTGGAGATGGGCTACCTCGCCGGGCGCGGCTTCGGCAAGACGCGCGTCGGCGCAGAGTGGCTGGGCCGCGCGACCTACCTCGACGCCGACGGCTTCGACAGCGCGGTCATCGCGCCCACCTATCAGGACGTGAAGTTCACCTGCTTCGAGGGCGAGAGCGGCCTGCTGTCCGTCATCCCGCCAGAGCTGGTAAAAAATTACAACAAGACCGACCTCGTGATCGAGATGTACAACGTCACGGGCGGCGTCTCATCGATCCGTGGCTTCACTGCAGAAAAGCCCGAGCGCTTGCGCGGCCCGCAGCATACCAGATTGTGGTGCGATGAGCTGGCGGCGTGGATGTACGACGACGTGTGGGACATGGCGATGATGGGCCTGCGCCTCGGCCCGCGCCCGCAGGCGCTGTGGACGACGACGCCCAAGCCCAAGGAGCTGGTGCGGCGGCTGGTTGCAAAAAAGAACGGGCGCGTGATCGTCACTGGCGCGACGTACGACAACAAGGCGAACCTGCCCGACAGCTTCTTCGACCAGCTCGCCCAGTACGAGGGCACGACGCTCGGCCGGCAGGAGCTGTACGGCGAGCTGATCGACCCGGAGGAGAGCGGCATCGTCAAGCGCAGCCAGTTCCGCCTGTGGCCGCACGACAAGCCGCTGCCGCGCTTCGATCTGGTGGTCATGTCGCTCGACACGGCCTTCACCGAGAAGACCATGGACAAGCGATCGGGCGACCCCGACCCGACGGCGTGCAGCGTCTGGGGCGTCTTTTTCCACGAGAAGCGCAACAACGTCATGCTGCTCGACTGCTGGGAGGAGCACCTCGGCCTGCCGGATCTGATCCGCAAGGTGAAGAAGGAGCTGAACGTGTCGTACGGCGATGACGACGACGCGGCCGTGATCAAGCCGCTGTTCGGCAGCAGCAAGCCGCTCACCTCCGGCCGCAAGCCCGACATCCTGCTGATCGAGGACAAGGGCTCAGGCATCAGCCTGCGCCAGATGCTGGAGCGCGAGGGCATCGAGGCCTACGCCTACAACCCCGGCCGCGCCGACAAGCTGACCCGCCTGCACATCGTCTCGCCGATCTTTGCACGCAAGATGGTCTGGCTGCCCGAGAGCGCCAAGCACCCCGGCCGGCCGCGCAACTGGGTCGATCCGCTGCTGCACCAACTGTGCTCGTACACCGGGCCGGGCAGCATCAAGCACGACGATTATGTCGATAGCTCCAGTCAGGCCCTCAGGCTGATGATGGACAAACGCCTTCTCGATAGTGTACAAGCCAAAAAAGATGAACCGTCAGGGCCTCCGCCCAAGCCGGTCAGCAATCCGTACGCTGTTTAAGGAGCGGGCATGGAAGACGATGACGATCTGCCCGAGACCGAGATGGTTGATCTGGGCGAGGCCGACGACGAGGACGTGATCGACACGCCCGACGGCGGTGCCATCGTCCGGCTGGATGACGATGACGACATGGAGCCCCGCTCCGATGACTTCCTCGCCAACCTCGCCGAGGAGATGCCCGAGAGCGAGCTGCAGACGCTCGCGCAGTCGTACCTCGACCTGATCGGCAAGGACAAGGAGGCGCGCAAGAAGCGCGACGAGCAGTACGAGGAGGGCCTGCGCCGCACCGGACTGGGCGACGACGCGCCCGGCGGCGCGCAGTTCAACGGCGCGACCAAGGTCGTCCACCCGATGCTGACCGAGGCGTGCGTGGACTTCGCTGCCCGCGCCATCAAGGAGCTGTTCCCGCCGCAGGGGCCGGTCAAGGACATGATCCCCGGCGAGGTGACGGCCGACAAGGTCAAGAAGGCCAAGCGCAAGACGACGTTCATGAACTGGCAGCTCACCGTCCAGTCCAGCGAGTTCCGCGCCGAGCTGGAGCAGTTGCTCACTCAGGTGCCCCTTGGTGGGGCTCAATATATGAAGGTCACGTGGAAGGAAGACCGCAACCGGCCGGAGTTCCTGTTCGTCGCGATCGACGACCTGTACCTGCCGTTTGCTGCGACCAACTTCTATACCGCGCAGCGCAAGACGCACGTGCAGTATCTTACGGCCGTTGACTACCAGCGCCGCGTCAAGAGCGGCATGTACCGCGACGTGGATCTCGGCCCGGTCAGCATGGAGCCCGAGTACAGCGTCGCCGAGAAGGCGAACAACAAGATCGAGGGCCGCGAGGAGACCAGCTACAACGAGGACGGGCTCCGCACCGTCTACGAGGTGTACACCATCGCCGCGATCGAGGGCGACGAGGCGCTGCCGTACATCATCAGCATCGACAAGCCGAGCGGCAAGGTGCTCAGCATCTACCGCAACTGGGACGAGCTGGACGAGGCGCAGGAAGAGCTGCAGTGGTTCGTCGAGTTCCCCTTCGTGCCGTGGCGCGGCGCGTACCCGATCGGCCTGCCGCACATGGTCGGCGGTCTGGCGGCGGCCGCGACGGGCGCCCTGCGCGCCCTGCTCGACAGCGCGCACATCAGCAACAGCCAGACCATGCTCAAGCTCAAGGGCGGCAGCAAGGGCGGCCAGAGCCTTGAGATCCAGCCGACGCAGGTGATGGAGATCGAGGGCGGCATGGCGGCGGACGACATCCGCAAGCTGATCATGCCGCTGCCGTACAACCAGCCGTCGCCGGTGCTGTTCTCGCTGCTCGGCTTCTTGGTCGATGCGGGCAAGGGCGTCATCCGCACCAGCATGGAGGACATTGCCGACGGCAACGCCAACGCGCCAGTCGGCACGACGCTCGCCAAGATCGAGCAGGGCATGGTCGTGTTCAGCGCCATCCACGCCCGCCTGCACAACTCGATGCAGAAGCTGCTGTCGATCCTGCACCGCCTCAACGCCATGTACCTCGACGACGAGGAGACGGACGCCGAGCTGGGCGAGGAGCTGGCCACGCGCGCCGACTTCGAGGGCCCGCTCGACGTGGTGCCGGTCAGCGACCCGAACATCTTCAGCGAGGCGCAGCGCTTCGCGCAGGTGCAGGCGGTGGCGCAGCGCGCGGCCGCGCTGCCGCAGCTCTACAACCTGCGGAAGGTCGAGGAGCGCATCCTCGACACGCTCAAGATCCCCAACGCCAAGGAGCTGCTCAACCCGGCAGTGGAGCCCAAGGAGCGCAACGCGGTCAACGAGAACGTGGCGGCGACCATGGGCCAGCCGATCGTGGTCTTCCCCGAGCAGGATCACATCGCCCACCTCAAGACGCACTTGGCGTACATGCTCTCGCCCGCGCTGGGCATGAACCCGCTGATCGCGCCGACGTACCTGCCGATGATCCTGAACCACATCAAGGATCACCTCGCGTCGTGGTACGCCTACAGCGTGTTCGAGCTGGGCACCGAGGCGACGGGCGAGGACATCGGCGACGTGCTGAAGGCGATCAAGGATCCCGACGACAAGCGCGCATTCGACGCCATGCTGGCCGAAGCCTCGCAGACGGTGGTGCAGCAGGCCGGCAACGTGTTCGCGTCGCTGCCGCCCGTCATCCAGCAGGCGCAGCAGGTCATGCAGTCGCTCGCGCCGCAGCCGCCCATGGATCCGAACACGCAGGCGGCCATGGAGCAGCTCAAGCTGCAGGCGCAGCAGATCCAGCAGCGCGCCCAGTCCGACGCGCAGCGCATGCAGCTCGATGCGGCGAAGACGCAGCAGCAGGCCCAGACTGATCAGGCCAAGCTGCAGCTCGACGCGGCCAAGACGCAGCAGCAGGCCCAGAACGATCAGGCCAAGCTGCAGATGGAGCAGGCCAAGCTGCAGCTCGACGCGCAGCAGGCGCAGGCGAGCATCGCCTCCGCCCAGCAGATCGAGCAGATCGAGAACCAGCGCAAGCTGTCCGAGATGCAGGTGCGTCAGGCGATGAACACGCAGGACAACCTGACGGCCATGGAGCTGGCCAAACTCGAAGTCGAGACGGGCGAGCGCTTCGGCGTCAGCACCGGCACCGGCATCAACCCGTAACGAGGAGGCAGATCAATGGCCAAGGACAAACTGAAGACAGGTGAAGTCGCCCAGAAGGGCGAGGACGTGAAGCAGCACAAGCGCATGGCCATGGGCGTCATGCCCAAGGTGCCGTCGTCGCCGAAGACGCCTGCATGAGGATTGAGGTTCTGCTGCAGCGTCTGGAGCAATCGCAGGCCGATCTGGCACGCGATGCGCTGGAGCAGCCTCAAGGCCGCGACCTCTTCGAGTACGGGAAGGTCGTCGGCATTTACGCTGGTCTCGAGCTGGCCAAGACCGTGTTGATCGACACGGTCGCGGAGAAAGAGCGAAAAGACCGTAATCTCTAACCACTTGAGCGGAGGAGCACCCGTGCAAGAATATGTTCTGAACAAGGTACAGTTTGCGTATGGCAGCATCGACGAGGCCTTCCCGGCCGTCGATCCGGGCGTGAAGCCCTTTGGCAGCCGCGTGCTGTGCCAGATCCGTCTGGCCAAGAAGAAGACGAAGGGCGGCATCATCCTCACCGGCGACACCAAGGACACCGAAACGTGGAACACGCAGGTGGCCAAGGTCGTGGCCGTCGGTGATCTGGCCTTCAAGAACCGCAACACGCAAGAGCCGTGGCCAGAGGGCTCGTGGGCTACGCCGGGGGACTTCGTCCGCGTCCCCAAGTACGGCGGTGACAAGTGGACGGTCAAAATCGACGACGATCAGGAAGTGATCTTCGTCATTCTCAACGATCTGGATCTGATCGGCGTAGTCACGGGCGACCCGCTCGCGATGAAGGCGTTCGTCTGATCCATAAGGCTGAAAGGAGCCGATCATGGCTGATACAGTAGACGAAAAGGACGACGATATCGTCGTCATTGAGACGGACGGCACCGAGCAGGTTGAGCAGCCCGAGGTGCAGGACGACGATGAGGACGAGGACGACGACAGTCGCATGGGCACGTCCGAGGACGACTCCGAGGATGAGATCGTCGACAAGACGAAGAAGAACCGCGACAGCCGCGTCAAGCGCCGCCAACTGCAGAAGGTGGCCAAGGAGCGCTCGCAGCAGGAGCTGGCGTATCTGCGCGAGCAGAACGCCGAACTCATGCGCCGCATGGCTGCGGTCGAGGGCAACACGCTGACGCAGAACGCAGCCGGCGTGCAGCAGCAACTGCAGCAGGCGCTGGCCGAGGCCCGGCAGGCCGAGCAGATCATGGCTCGCGCGATCGAGGCCGGCAACGGTGAGGACGCCGCGACCGCGCTCCGCATCCGCGACGAGGCCAAGGAGCGCGCCGCGCAGCTTTCCGCATACAAGGATCGCTTCGAGGCCGCCGCCAAGGAGGCGACCACGCCGCGCGCCGACCCGCGCGTCACGAACTACGCGCAGCAGTGGCTGTCAGCCAACTCGTGGTACGACCCGCAGGGCCGCGACGAGGACAGCGCCATTACCAAGGCGATCGACAATGCTCTGGCGCGTGAGGGCTGGAACCCGGCGAGCGAGGAGTATTGGCACGAGCTGACGCGCCGCGTGGCCAACCGCATCGGTGATGGGGACGAGGCACCCGCCCGCACCGCCAAGCGCAAGGCTCCGCCGACCGGCAGCGGCCGCGAATACGCACCGCCAAGCACCAAGAACGAAGTAGTAGTGACACCTGAGCGCAAACAGGCTATGTTAGACGCTGGTGTTTGGGACGACCCTGTCGCTCGCAAGCGCTACCTGAAGGCGTATCAGGACTACGACCGCAACACAGCTCGCTGAAAAGGAGAGAGCTAATGTCTGAAGAACGTATGGATGATCGCCTGAAGAAGGAATTGGGTGTTAGTCGGCAACCCCGAGAGACGCAGGATCGGCGCACGACGCAGAACCGCGAAATCTCGGAAGATGACCGGCTCGCGATGTTCCGAATGCAGTTGTACAACGATGCTCTACCCAACATTCCAGATATCCCCGGATATCATGTGTGCTGGCTGACGACGACGAACAATGGCGACACGATCCAACACCGCCTGCGTCTGGGCTACGAACTCATTCGTGCCGAAGATGCTCCGGGGATGGAACTGGTCACCATGCAGACTGGCGAATACGCCGGCTGCGTCGCCGTCAAGGAAATGATCGCGGCTAAGCTGCCCTTGTCCCTGTACTACAGGTACATGCAGGAAGCTCACCACGACGCACCCATGCGGGAGGAGAACAAGCTCGAGGAAACCGCGCAGTTGATGCGCGAGCAAGCCGAGCGTTCTGGCGGTCGTCTCGTCGAAGAGGACGACGTGCGGGGAGGGTATGGTTCAAACCCGGCAAAGGGCCTTTTCGCCTGATGCCAACCGAAACCCTTTTGTAAGGAAACAGGCTCATGTCTGCCACGGTCAACGCACCGTTCGGTCTGCGCCCGTCGTACTCGCCCAGTGGTGTGATCCGTCCCACCGCCTTCACGATTGCGTCGGCGTATGCTCAGAACATCTTCCAGAACCAGCCCGTACGTATCGCCCCCACCACCGCCGGTGGCGAAACTGAAGGCAACATCGTCGCCGCCGCTGTTGGTGCCGCCTTCATCGGCGTCTTTCAGGGCGTCGAGTTCACCGATGGCGAAGGTCGCCGCCGCGTGTCCAACCGCTGGTTGGCCTCGACGGTTGCCACCGAGATCACGGCGTACGCCACGCTTGACCCGACCATCTTCTACGAAATCCAGAGCAACGCCGCTCTGACCGTGGCAGATATCGGCAAGCAGTACGACCTGACTGCCATCTCGGGCAACACCACCACCGGCCTGAGCACTCAGGCTCTGGACGTTGCCTCCGCCGCCGCCAATGCTTCTGTCCGTCTCGTCGGCGTCACGCCCGGCCCGGACAACGCCTTCGGCGACACCTATGTCATCGCGCAGGTTCAGATCAGCGAACATCAGTTCGTTGCTGACAAAGCTGCCATCTAATTAGGAGGGCTTGAACAATGGCTACGCCAATGCGTTCAACCGACTTTCGTTCAATCGTCGAACCGATCCTGAACGAAGAGTTCAACGGCATCTATGACCAGCGCGCTGACGAGTGGTCGCAGGTCTTCAAGGAGTTCAAGGGCATCCCCCGGAACTACCATGAAGAGCCTGTCCTGTACGGCTTCGGGGCTGCCCCGGAACTGCCGGACGGCATGCCGGTCACCTACCAGTCGGGCGGCGTGCTGTTCATCCAGCGCTACGTCTATCGCGTCTACGGTCTGGCCTTCGCCCTGACCAAGGTGCTGGTGGAAGACGGCGACCACATCCGTATCGGTCAGACCTATGCGCGTCACCTCGCGCAGTCGCTGATCGAGACGAAGGAAACGCTGGGTGCCAACGTCCTGAACCGTGCCTTCAACGGCTCGTATCCGGGCGGCGACGGCGTGTCGCTGGTGGCCAACAACCACCCGACCGCCAACGGCACGTTCAGCAACCAGCTCAACGTGGCTGCGGCTCTGTCGCAGACCTCGCTGGAGCAGTTGCTGATCCAGATCCGCAACGCTGTTGACAACAACGGCAAGCGCATCCGCCTGACCCCGAAGAAGATCGTCACTGGGCCGTCCAACGTGTTCCAAGCCGAAGTGCTGCTGAAGAGCGTACTGCGTGCCGGCACTGCGGATAATGATATCAACCCAGTGAAATCTTTGGGTCTTTTGACCGAAGGTCAGGCCAACCTGTCGCGTATCACCTCCAACACGGCCTTCTGGGTCGAGACCGACGCGCCGGAAGGCCTCAAGCTCGCGATGCGTCGCGGCCTCGAGAAGTCGATGGAAGGTGACTTCGAAACCGACAGCATGCGCTACAAGGCAACCGAGCGTTATGCGTTTGGTTGGACTGACCCCCGTGGCGTGTTCGGTACACCGGGCATCTGATAAGCACTTAAAAAGCAACGCTTTTTAGGCACTTGCAAAACGTCTCCTCCGGTATTAGGCTACAAACCTAACTACCGGAGGAGATTTTTTTATGCCTTGCCAGATTGACGGCTGCACCCGCCCGCACAAGGCGCGCGGTCTTTGCCAGACGCACTATGCCCAGCGCCTGCGGGGCTCAGACTTTTCACCCATCCGCAGCCGCGTCCGCGAAAAGCCGCCCGAGTGCGTCGAGGAAGGCTGCGCCGAACCCGTGAAGTCCAAGGGGCTGTGCAAGATGCACTATCAGCGTTTGCTGCGGCACGGCCACACCCGATATCGCGATCGCAAGAAGCCGGCGAAGCAGTGCGGCATCCTCGGCTGCGACAACGTCCTGTACGCCAAAGACCTTTGCCACTCGCACTACGCTAAGCAGCGCAAGTGGAAGGCCTACGGCGTTGACGCCACCCGGTATCAGGAGATGCTGCGCGAGCAGAAGGGCGTTTGCGCTATCTGCAGCCAACCCGAGAAGATAACCGATAATGCGTCCGGCAAGTCCAAGGATCTCGCCATCGATCACGACCACGTCACCGGCGCGATCCGCGCCCTGCTCTGCTCAGCCTGCAACACCGCGATCGGCCTCTTTAACGATGACGAGGGGCTACTAGCCAAGGCACAAACGTATGTGCTATATCATAGACAATCTGGGCAAACCCCAGCTTGTCAGACCGGCCCAGCGGACGATGCACAGACTGACAGGCGACTTGTGCATAAGGACTGATCATGGCTTCGACCACATTCTCAGGGCCGGTCACCTCGACCAACGGCTTCATCGGCACCGTCACCGGCAACATCACCGGCGACCTGACCGGCAACGTCACCGGCAACGTCACCGGCGACCTGACCGGCCGCGTCTTCGGCACTGTCGGCACCCGCTCGGGCGCTGGCGCGGTGCCGATCACCTCGGGCACCGTCCGCCTGACCACCACCGCCGCCGACGCCCTGACGCTGGCCAACGGCGCGAACGGCCAGCTCCTGACCATCGTGATGGTCGTTGACGGTGGCGACGGCACCCTGACGCCGACCACGAAGACCGGCTACACCACGATCACCTTTGGTGATGTGGGCGACAGCGTGACGCTCCAGTACTTCACCACGCTGGGCTGGATGATCGTCAGCAACTACGGCGCTACTGTCGCGTAATCGGCACGAGAGCAGGCCGGGCGAATGGAAGTGCGCTCGGCCTGCTCTCTAGCATAGAAGGACACACCAATGCGTCCCATTGAGCAGACGATCACGGTGAGCGGCGCGTCTACCGGCACGTGGTGGCCGCTGGACATCTACACGCCCAATCAGGTGACGACCATCTCGGTCACGCTGGTGAGCGGCAGCGCGAACTACACCGTGCAGTACACCAACGAAGATCCGTTCAACACGTCGATCACCCAGCAGGCCGTGTCGCACCCGGTTGCCGCGCTTGTCGGCGCAACGACCAGCCAGACCGGATCCACGACCACGCTGATGCGTGCCGTGCGTATCAACACCGCTTCGGGCACTGGCGTTCTGCGCGTTACCGTGGTTCAGCAGTCCACCGCCTAAGAGGGGCACCGCATGGCCAACATCAAAATCCCCGATCTTCTTGGCGCTACGGTTCCGTTGGGCGGCGGCGAGCTATTCGAGACTGTGCAGACCCTCCAAAGCAAGAAGGTGACGGCGGCCCAGATCGCCGCCACCTACTCTACCGATGCAGCCAACGTGCTGCCCGTGGCCAACGGCGGCACCGGCCGCACGGTCGGGAGCTACTCGGTCTTCTCGCTGGAAATCCACGTCAGCAAGGACGGGAACGACACGACGGGTGACGGCACGCTGATTAACCCGGTTCTGACGATCATCAAGGCGTTGACCTTGGTGAGCGCGGGCCGGAACACCGTGATCGTACACCCCGGCACGTACACCGAAAACCCGACGGTAAGCACGGCCAACGTGACGATCGCCACCAGCGAACTGACGGGCGCGAACACCCAGATCAGCGGGACGCTGACCCTGTCCGCAGCGGCCCGCGTGTCCGGCCTGAAGATGAGCAACCTGACCATCACGGGCAGCGGCAACACGTACATCTCGAACTGCACCGTTGACACGCGGGTCATCAAGTCCGGCTCGAACTACGTCGAGATCATCAACAGCGAGCTGCTATGCTCCTCGGGCGTGCAGATCTCGGGCACCGGAACGGTCTCCATCGTGGGGAACAAGTGCCGGGATGTGGCCGTGTCCAACGCCAGCGCCGTTGTCTTGCTCAAGGATTGCTTCCAAGTCCTCACCGCGAGCGTCACCGCCGGGACTTTGAACTTCGACGGCTGCGCCATTTATGCCCTGAGCCCGGCGACCAACGCCGTGACATCGAGCGTCGGCACCTTCGTCACGCTGGCGAACAGCTTCGTCCTGAACTCCGCCGCGAACAACCCGGAGCGCGTGAGCTTGGGCGGGGCGTACAGCATTCTGAACCTCGTCTACGACAAGACCAACTCAACCTTCACCGGCACCAACCTGAACGCCGTTGACTATTTCAGCGTCGTCAATGCCGACACGGTGGTGTCAACGGCGGCGACCGTGGGCACCCTGACGCTGACGAACGACCTGACCGTGGCCAATGGCGGCACGGGCGCGTCCACGCTCACGGGCTACGTCAAGGGCACGGGCACAACGCCGATGACGGCGGCCGCCACGATCCCGTTCGCGGACGTGGACGGGCGCGCGTACATCTCGTCGTTCAGCACCGCAGATCAAACCGGCAACGTGTCTTCCGCCACAGCAGTTTCGTTCAGCGACGGCTTGACTGGCACTGGGATCAACATCGTCTCCAGCACTCAAATCACGTTTGCGGCGGCGGGCACGTACATGATCGCGCCGAGCTTTCAATTCAGAAACTCAGATAGCAGCAATCACGACGCGACTGTGTGGTTCCGCAAAAATGGCACCAACATCGCCAACTCTGCCAGCATCGTGAACGTCCCCAAGGCTGCCGATGGCGGCGCAACGCTGGCTCAAGTCGTTTTCTTTGAGACGGTCACGGCCGGCCAAAATATCGAGATCATGTGGCTGCCCGAAAACGTGGGTGTGACACTCGATGCCACGGCGGCGGGCGCGATTGCCCCAGCGGTTCCGTCCGTCATCCTTGTAGCGCAGAGGATTGCCTGATGCCCGGCGGCTTCGCCTTCGACCAAAACGCAGCTCGGGCGCGGGATGAGATCAACGACGCGCTGAGCGTCATGCAGCAAGGCGTTCCGGCGGCCCCGATGCGGCCCCAAATGCCTCCGATGCGGCCTCAGATGCCCCCAATGCAGCCTCAGATGGGTCAAATGCAGCCCCAGATGGGCCAAATGGCCCCGATGCAGCCCCAAATGCCGCAACTGGGCGCTCCGATGGGCCGAATGGGCGGTATGCAGCCGCCGATGCAGCCCTCGATGGCGGTTCGGCAGCCCTTCAAGAAGGGCGGACACGTCGTTTCCAAGGATCTGGCCGTCAAACGCGGCGAATACGCCTCTGGAGGCGGCGCGTGGACGCGAAAAGAGGGCAAGAACCCCGAGGGTGGCCTCAACGCCAAGGGCCGCGCCTCGCTCAAGGCGCAGGGGCAGGACATCAAGCCCCCCGTGAGCGCAAAACAGGCCAAGAAGTCACCCAAGGCGGCCGCGCGGCGCAAGAGCTTCTGCGCCCGGATGGGCGGCATGGAAGGCCCGATGAAGGACGACAACGGCAAGCCGACGCGCAAGGCGCTGGCGCTGCGGAAGTGGGACTGCAAGGCCGAGGGCGGCATGATCGAGGTCACCGGCCGCAGGGAGGCCCCGGATATGCTGTCCATGCAGGCACTCGAGGATTTCCGCATGCCCTCACAGGGCAGTGGTGGCAGTGGTGGCGGCCAGCGCATAGCGCCCATGCCTGCCCCGCAGCAAGGCCCGGCCCGTATGCCGCTGGCCAGCACGGCAGGCTACGTTGGCCCGACGTTGCGCGGTGACCGCTTTCAGGTGTCGGCTGGCCCCGGCCGGCGCGGTTCCATCGGCATTGGTGGCCGCCTGCAGTTCGCCGAGGGCGGCATGGTCGAGGGCTACGCCGAGGGCGGCAAGTCGCGCGTCAACGAGGCAGGCAACTACACCAAGCCGGGCATGCGAAAGTCGCTGTTCAACTCGATCAAATCAGGCGGCAAGGGTGGCGCGCCGGGGCAGTGGTCTGCCCGCAAGGCGCAGATGCTGGCGCAGCAGTACAAGGCCAAGGGCGGCGGCTATCGTGATTAAGAAGTCGCAGCAGAGCCTCAAGGCGTGGACGAAACAGGACTGGCGCACCAAGTCCGGCAAGCCGTCTACGCAGGGCCCGGATGCGACAGGCGAGCGATACCTGCCCGCCAACGCGATCAAGTCGCTGTCGGTCAAGGAGTACGCCGCGACCACCCGCGCAAAACGAAAGGCGACTGCCGCTGGCAAACAGTTCGCCAAGCAGCCGAAGAAGGTTGCGGAAAAGACCGCCAGTTTTCGTGTGAAGGGATAGGGCAATGGACGGCTTCAAAGACAGCACCAAGATGAAGTACATGGGCGGCGGCATGGTCGGCGGCTACGCCAAGGGCGGCATGGCCAAGGGCGAAGCCAAAGTCGGCAAAGTCATGGGCGAGTTCAAGAAGGGCGAGCTGCACAGCGGCTCGAAGGAAGGCCCGAAGGTCAAGAACCCGAAGCAGGCTGTCGCCATCGCCATGAGCGAGGCGCGCAAGGCCGGCATGAAGGCCCCGATGAAGAAGGGCAACGGCGGTGACGTGAAGATGCCCTCGCCCGCCGAGAGCGCAGCCAGCGGCAACCGCATGGCCGAAATGGAAGCCAAGGAAGAGCGCATGCTGATGCGGCGCGCTCCGGGCGTGGGCTCCATGACTGAGCGCGAGAAGCGCGAGATGAAGAAGCGCGTGCCGGCCACGCGCCGCGAGCCGATGCTGCCGCCGGTGGGTGCCAGCGCGGCCAGCGGCAACCGCATGTCGGCGCAGGAAGGCGCTGAGATGCGCGAGATGCTGCGCCGCAAACAGGGCGGCCTCGCCGCCATGCCGAAATGTAAGTGAACGCCGCCCGGTTTCGTGGTAGGGCAGTGATCAGGACAGGAGTGTAGACCATGGCAAACGCATTGTACCCGAAGTGGAAGGAGCAACTGCTCCAGTTCACTGCGAACAACAACCTGAGCGCCGGGACGGTGAAGGTCGCCTTGGTCACGGCCGGCTACACCTACTCGTCGGCGAACCAGTTCTACAGCAGCGTCAGCGCCTCGGTGGTTGGCACGCCGCAGACGATCGGCTCGAAGACGTTCACCGACGGCGTGTTCGACGGCGGCGATGTCACCTTCACGGCCGTCACGGGCTCGCAGGTGGTGTCGCTGGTGCTCTACATCGACACGGGCAGCGCGGCCACGTCGCCGCTGGTGGCCTTCCTCGACACGGGTGTGACCAACCTGCCGGTGACGCCGAACGGCGGCGACATCACCATCACGTGGAACGCCTCTGGCATTTTCGCTCTCTAACTGAGGGGGCGCACGGCCCGTGCCTACACTCTACCTCGACCAAGACGGCGGCAATGACAACCACGGGGGCACTAGCTTCGCGGTGTTGGCTTCGGCTGCGGACGGCGCGCTTACCACTCTCGGCGCGTTTACGAGCGCAAGTGCCTCGTTCCCCAACGACGGATCACTTATTGGCCAGTATCTGACGATCTTTAACGGCACGATTTACGCCGCGTACCGCATCACAGCGTGGGTCTCCCCGACTGCCCTGACGGTTGCTGTAATTGGCCTCGGCACCCCACTGTCAACGCAGGCAGCGCGCCAGTATTTCATCGGGGGTCGGTGGCAGACGATTTCCAATGGCGCGGCGGGTGTGCGTATTTTGGCGGGTGATACCATTAGGAACATGGCCTCGCCCGACCCAACGAGCATCGGCAACGCAACGTGGACGGGCGGCGGGCGTCCTGCTTCGATTAACATCGCCTCATCTACCAACGCCACGCCTATCGTTATTACGACATCCAGCGCACACGGTCTGGTGACGGGCGACTATGTGTCGGTCACGCTCCATACCGTCAATACCAACGCCCGTGGCGTGTGGCGCGTTGGCACCACACCCACCAGCACGACGTTCCAAATCCTCCAGATCGACGGCACCAATACCACCGGCAACGGCGTCGGTGGCGGAACAGGCAACATCACCAAAGCCAATAACCTCGTCGTCAAGACGGCCTCGCCGCTGGTGCAGAACATCGCCCTGTGCGGCGGCTTGGGGCAGAAGCCTGCGTGGGTGGCAAGTGCAGACGCCCTCACAACGCAGAGTACGACTAACTGGAAAGAGGGTAACGCTGCCACCAACATCACTGCTCTTGGTACGTTTACCACAGGAAAGGTTGCCTACTACACATTGCCGGCAACGCTTGACCTTTCCGCCTACCAACAGGTTTCGTTTTGGTTGTTGCAGAGCTTTGGTAGTTTAGGTGCTGCAAATCAGGCGTATGTGGCGCTCTGCACGGACACCATCGGCGACACCGTGGCACATCAGTGCAACATTCCTGCGCTTGGCGCGCTCAATGTATGGGTGCCGGTCACGGTCAATTTGGGTACTAACCTCAACGCCGCCATTCGATCAGTAGCATTCTATGTCGTCACCGATGTTGGCAGGCAGGACTTCACACTGGATAACATCACCGCCTCCAAAGCGGCATCGTCTGCCGACAGCGTGACGTTAAACTCGCTGATCTCCAAGAGCGACGGCACGGGCGACGAAGCGTGGTACGCCATCCAGAGCCTCAACAACGATGTCATTATGCTGGCCAACGCCAATGGTAATACTAGTCAAACCACCAACATACGGGGCTACAACGGCACCACTGAGACGGTGACGACCTACAAGCGCGAGACGACCAAGACTACGCCCGCTGCTACAGGCGGCGCGGTCGTTGCGGTTGTCAACAATAACGGCACCAGCGGCAACCTCATCACCTACAGCGGCGGCTGGAACCGGACGGATATGTCTACGCAGACCGGCGTAACGTGGTACGACGGGAGCAACGGCAACGGTATCGGTATCCAATTTGGTAACCGCTCATTCAATCAGATCGACCGCCTGAACTTCTGCCGCTACAACGTGGCCATCCAGTTTACTTCAGTTACAGCCGATATAACTATCGGCTCTACTTACCTGACGGCTTGTTCCAGTCAAGGTATTGAGTTTGGAACGGCGGGTCGCACCAATTCCTCGGTGGCATCCATATGGGCAAATAACAACGGGGGTACAGGTATACTTCTTTCCGGCACAGGATCAGTTATTACTACCGCTAAGCTGGTGTCTAATAACACAAATAACGGCGTGAGTTTTGACGGCTCGCGATATAACACAATCGGTTCTTTAATCAGCGGTAACAACGGCACCGGATCAGCTAATGGCGGTATAATTTTTAGCAATTGCTTTAATAGCACCGTTGGAACAGCGACATTGGCCAATAACGTTGGAAGTGGAATTGCTTCTGGGATAGCTGCATTTAGTAATTCAGTAAACGGCGGCAGCAGTTCTGGGCATACTCAAGGCGTATTTGCTTTTTCCGTAAGCGAATTGTATTTGAACAACTTCACCATTAACGAGGTTAGCGAAGTCGCCCAGCCCTCGACGCCTACGGGCTTTGTCTACGCCAACCGCCTTGACGACACCGACAACAATAGCTGGGTGTTCCAAGTCAGCATGGGAACCGTGAACCAGCAGACCGCCGTCGTGGACAGCCCAGCGACGACTTCGTGGCGGATGCGCCCGACGACGGTTACTACCACCGCAAACAGCCCGCTTTTACTCAAACTGGGTACGGTGGTCTGTGCCGCCAGCAGCGCAGTGACGGTTACGGCCCGTATGCAGCGCGACAACACCGGCCTGACCATGCGACTTGTATGCCCCGGCGGTCAGATCACTGGCGTCCCGAACAACGTGAGCAGCGACATGACGGCGGTGGCAAATACGTGGGAGACGGTCAGCATCACGTTCACGCCGACGAAGGCCGGCGCGGTGGACATCTACGCTCACGCTTTTGGTGGCACGACGTTCTCCGGCTACGTCTGCAACCTCACAGCGACACAGGTCTGACATGTACGAGGTCATCGACAGGGAAGAAGACACCGCCGGCAAATGGCGCATTCGCGTAGCCGTCAACGGCCAGACCGTGTCGTTTAAGTTTGCGTCAGACCCCACAGGCGAGGAAGTGCAGGCTGAAGCTGCGCGTTACGACGCGATGATGCAGGAGCAGTCAGATGCCGCTCCCAACACGGACTGATGTCCTCACCCTAGACTTTACCGGCTACGGGCAACCTGCTGCCTACATCGAAGCCAAGACGCTCAGCCCGTCTTCGGCAACGCTCGACTATAGTGTAGCCGCGCAGCCTGCTTTCGGCCTGTCCCCCGGCACGCCGACGCAGAACCTCTCACCTGCGCTCTTCACCAACACCAACACGTTCTATGCGGCCACGATCACGGCGGGCGCTGTCAACCTGTCGCCTGCGCTCTTTACCAACACGAATACGTTTTACACGGCAACGCTCAGCAGCACGTATGCACTGCTGCCCGCGCGTTTCGACAACACGAACACTTTCTACACCGCCACGATCAGCGTGGGCGCAGTCAACCTCTTGCCGGCCCTCTTCACCAACACGAACACGTTCTACGCGGCCACGATCAGCGTGGGTGCAGTCAATCTCTCGCCTGCGCTCTTCACCAACACGAACGCGTTCTACGCGGCGTCGATCAGCACGGGCGCGGTCAACCTGTCGCCTGCGCTCTTCACCAACACGAACACGTTCTACACGGCAACGCTCAACAGCACGTATGCACTGCTGCCGGCCCTCTTCACCAACACGAACACGTTCTACGCGGCCACGATCACCGTGGGGCCGGCCAACCTGTCCCCGCAGCTCTACGTCAACGCGAATACGTTTTACGCGGCCGCCATTGTTCCGGGCGCGATCAACCTTTCCCCGTCCCTGTTCACCAACACGAACACGGTCTTCCCGCCCTCCGTCCGGTCGGTCAACCCGCTGCAGCCGCCGCTGCTGGTCAACCTCTCGATCTTCTACTCGGCGACGATCAGCGGCGGCAGCCCGGTGCCAATCCCGTTCAATCCATTCGAACGCCGCCAGAACATGATTGTCGAGGAGCTGCCGCGCCAGTCCATGACCGTGCAGGAGCTGCCGCGCCGGTCTATGACCGTGCAGGAGCTGCCGCGAAAGAACATGGAGCCCAACGGCGTATAGTTTACACCCGCGCCTCTGTTTGGTATAACCGAGAGGCCAGAGATGCTCGCCCCACGTGGCGAGCTGCTGCCCTGAACCAGCGAGCACCCTCTTATGGCCTATTCCGGCACAGTATCGCAGACGACCTTCGACACGCGCCGCGTGATTGAGAACGCCACGCGTCGCTGCAAGCTGCCCGCGCAGTCCCTCACCGCCGAGCACGTCAGCATCGCGAACGACGTGCTGTACCTGCTGCTCTCGGATCTCGCCAACCAAGGCGTGCCGCTCTGGTGCGTGCAGGAGACGCTGTACCCGCTCTACGAGGGCGTGCCGATCATCGTCACCGAGAAGGGCACCGTTGACATTCTCAACACCAACCTGCGCTCGCTGCAGGAGGTGACCGGCACCAACATCGACACGTCCACGACCCGCATCACGCAGTTCACCAGCACCACGCCCGTCACGACCGTCGGCATCCGCTGGTCGGCACCGGCCGTGCCGATCGAGTTTTCGCGCTCCAATGACGGGGTGACGTGGACTATACTCCAAGCCGAAGTGCCTCAAGCGTCAGCCGGAGAGTGGACTTGGTACGATCTGTCCAGCGTAGTTGCAGCCACATACTTCCGCGTGCGGGCCACCAGCGGCACCCTCGGCCTCAGTCAGGTGTACCTCGGCAACACGCCGACGGAAATCCCGCTGGCCCGCCTGAACCGCGACGACTACACCAACCTGCCCAACAAGCAGTTCCAGAGCAATCGCCCGCTGCAGTATTGGCTCGATCGGCAATCCCTCTCCCCCGTGATGAACCTGTGGCCGGTGCCGAATATCGCCGCCACCGTCATGCAGGTCGTGGTCTGGTCGCACCGGCACATCATGGACGTTGGGACGATGACGCAGGAACTTGAGGTGCCGCAGCGCTGGTACGAGGCAATCGTATCCATGCTCGCCGCCAAACTGGCGATGGAGTACGTCGAGGTCGATGCCAGCATGATCCCGCTGCTCGACCAGAAGGCGCAGCAGGCGCTCTACATCGCGCAGGCCGAGGAGCGCGACAACAGCCCGATGATGATCGCGCCCAACATCGCCGTGTACACGAGGTAATCGCATGCCGATCTTCCTCGACACCCGTGGCAAGAGCACGCTGGCAATCGGCATCTGCGGACGCTGCAGCCGCAAGTTCTCCATGACCGAACTCCTGCCAGATCCCAACTATCCGGGCCTGCTGGTGTGCGACGCCGATCGCGACGACTACGACCCGTATCGCCTGCCGGCGCGGCAGCCGGAGAAGATCTCGCTACGCTTCGCGCGGCCGGACACACCCCTCGACCCCGAGGGCGCGGTATGAAGATCCTCGAGACCTCTGGCGTGCTCCCCACGTCTCGTGGAGGCGCTGGCGATGGCTCGCGCGCTGTCGCCAGCGCTCTTTCTTTCCCTGATCGAGGAACTTTCTGATGGCCCAAAGCGGCTTCACGCCCATCCAGCTTTACCGCTCGACCACGCCCACTGCGGTGCCCTTGGCGGCCGACCTCGTGGCCGGCGAGCTGGCGCTCAACCTCGCCGACGAGAAGTTGTATTTCGAGAACGCCAGCGGCGTTGTCAAGGTGCTGGCGGACTCAACGTATGTCGGCACCGTCACCTCGGTGAACGCCTCGGGTGGCACGACTGGCCTGAGCTTCAGCGGTGGCCCGATCACTAGCTCAGGGACGCTGACGCTCGCTGGCACGCTGGCTGTGGCCAATGGCGGGACGGGCGTTACGACATCGACAGGCACCGGCTCCGTGGTGCTGTCCGCATCGCCATCGTTCACTGGCACGGTAAATTTCGGGCCTTCGATTGTAACCGGCACTGGTGTTTCAACTGGTGACGCTCAACTTGAACTTGGCGGCAATCGCAGCGGCGACGGCCCCGCGTACATGGATTTGCACGCCGTTGCTGGCGGCGACTTTAACGCGCGAGTGTTCCGCCAAGGCGGCGCCAACGGTAGCATGGAAATTGTCAACACTGGCACTGGCGTGCTGAGTATTGCAACCAACGCGACTGAAAAAATGCGCATCAACGCCAGCGGCAACGTCGGGATCGGGGTGACTTCACCGCCGCAGCTTCTGGCTGTCGGAAACGCCACGGATCAGGTTGGCGCAGGCGTATCTGGCGCGGTCTCAACTGTGTATTTTGGATCGCCAAGCACTGGGTCTGGCGGCATTCGCCGTCTCGCCTATGATCGCGCCACTGGTAACTTTGATTTCATCGGCAACAGCGTTGCCAGCCCCACAACTCAGATGACCATCACTGCCGCAGGCAACGTCGGGATCGGGACGACCAGCCCCGCTGCACGTCTTCACTTAGCAGGCACGGCTGTCGGAGCTACTTTACGTTTGGAAAACCAAACGGCGTCCACGGGCAAGACATACGACATCATTTCTGGCGACAGCGGCCCGCTCCGGTTCCAAGATATAACGGCTGGCGCTGAACGTATGCGCATCGACAGCAGCGGCAACGTCATGGTCGGCACAACCTCCGCCACGGGTCTGTTCTCTGTGGCTGGCGTGTCTTACGGCCAGATGATCGCCACCGACCGCTTCGGTATTCTCGGTAACAACTTGTATTTTGGCGGCGGCGGCGGCGGGGACTTCCGCTATATCGGGAACGGCCACGCCTACGGTTGGACGCAGGGCAATACTGACGGCGCTGATTACCGACTGCTTTACGCTGGGAACAACACCAGCGGTGCCGGAGCGGTAGCCACTACATCGGAGCGTATTTACATCACCAGCGCGGGCAACGTCGGGATTGGGACGAGCAGCCCCGCCGTAAAGCTGGATGTGATCGGCGCCATCTACTCTCGTCCGGGCGGAGCAGCCGGTGCGGTCGCAGAGCTTACTGCGGATGCATCTTCCGGTGCCAATGGCATTTCGCTTATCGCCGGGTTTACCAGTGGCGGCTACGGCCCCATCAAGCTGCTGACCTCCGCCACAGAACGTATGCGCATCGCCAGCAATGGCTTTGTGGGTGTGGGCACTTCTACCGATAACGGCATTGATAAGCTAACAGTTGCCGGTATCGTTGGTTCATATGTTTCTGGTCGCGCAGGGTTCCATCTCTATAACGGCGGCGCGACTGCTGAATGGTTCATTGGTCAGCCCAGCGCGGCAAGCCATAACCTGACCTTTAGCAAGTTGGTATCCAGCACTTATACCGACTACGTAGCGATTGACAGCAGCGGCAACGTCGGGATCGGCAATACCAGCCCCACCGTCACTCTCGACGTTACGGGCGGCATCAAGACCAGCCGAACCGCTGTCACCTCTCCTGCGACGAGCGACGGGAATATCTTCTCAGGCACGTACACCCCGACGCTGACCAACGTAGCGAACATCGACATCCCTGCCTCGACTGCGTATACTTTCCAATATATGCGCGTCGGAAATGTTGTGACGGTTTCCGGGAAGATTGATGTTACGGTTACCGGCACGGGCCTTACTCGGCTCAACGTGTCTCTTCCAATATCCAGCAATTTCTCAGCGGAAGAAAACTGCGCAGGCACTGCCGTCATGACAGCTTCCGGCGTCAGTATAAATATACCCGCATCTATCCGCGCGGACACAACTAACGACGTAGCGGAAATGCGATACTGGGGTAATCTTACCGGCTCGGCGCAAGCGTACCTTTTAACCTTCACCTACCGCGTCATCTAAGGAGACTGAACTATGACCGTCACCAACACTTGGGCCATTGTCCAGATGGACGCCTACCCGGAACGCAACGGCGATACCGATGTGGTCTTCAACGTCCACTGGACGCTGACTGCTACCGATGGCACCTACACCGGCTCCGCCTACGGCTCGCAGGGCGTTACGCTTGACCCGGACGTTCCGTTCACGCCTTACGCTGACCTGACGCAAGAGCAGGTGGTCGGCTGGGTCAAGAGCGCGCTGGGCGATGAGTATACCGCTGCCTATGAAGCCAACGTTGCCAAGCAGGTTGCTGATCTGGCAAACCCGCCGGTCGTGACCCCGCCGCTGCCGTGGGGCGTTGCGTGATCGAGCAACTCATCAGCCGGGTCTTCTACGCCCGCAACCTCGCGCACTTCGACCACTGGCGGACGAAGTCCTTCAGCCAGCACATGGCGCTGGGCACGTTCTACGATGAGATCATCGAGGCGCTCGACGCGCTGGTCGAGGCGCATCAGGGCCAGTATGGCCTGATCGGCAACATCCCCGCGCCGGGCGACACCGCAGGCGACAGCCTGAAGATCCTCAAGGCCGACGCCGCGTGGATCGAGAAGAACCACGAGGAAATCTGCGGCGGCAACCGCGCGGTCGGCAACCTGATCGACACCGTCACGGGCATCTACCTCTCCACCATCTACAAGCTGGAGAACCTGAAGTGAGCGACGACGTTAACCTCCGGCTGACCACGCACGAGGCCGTCTGCGCCGAGCGCTGGCGCGAGACCATCATGCGGATCAAGCGCCTCGAGGCGGTGATGATCGGCTGCGCGGGCGGCATCATTGTTCTGCTGTCCACAATCGCGTTCAAGGTGTCCTGACATGAGCTTCTGGGATCGTTTCGAGAGCACCCGCGACGGCATCGAGGACACAGTTGAGTTCACGATCCGCATGGCTGTTGTCACGCTGGCCTGCGTCGTGCTGGTCGTCGTGGTCGCGCTGGTTATCGGCATGTTTGCGCCTAACAACGTGGTGGACAGCGACAAGGTCTTCGAGATCGTCGGCCCTGCCTTCAACATGGTCATCGGCGCGTTCGTCGGCCTGCTGGGCGGCCTGAGCCTCAACGCCAACGCGCGTGACGTGAAGCCGGAAGAGCCCGCCCCCGTTGAGCCTCTGCTTGCGCCAGAGCCGCCTGCCGCTGTGGCCGACGATGACGACGACATGGCTCCGTGGGAGAAGTATCGCAACGACCTGCGTTACGACGCCAACGGTGACGGCGTGGTCGATGAGAGTGATTTTCCTGACTGGCGCAATCCGGGGGCGTAATGACTGGCAATCTCTCCACCGTTGAACTGATCGGCCAACTCTGGCCGGTCGTTCTGGCGTTCATCTCCCTGACGATCATCCTCGCCAAGATGGATGTCCGCCTCGGCGTGGCGGAGGAGAAGATCAAGACGCTCTTCGAACTCTGGAACAAGAAGAAAGACGAATGAGCCTCGCAAACCTTCAGCAGAAGATCGGTGTCACCGCCGACGGCGCATTCGGGCCCGGCACGCTCAAGGCGGCCGCCGCCTACTACAAGCTGTCGCCCAACCGCGCCGCGCACTTCTTCGCCCAGACGGCGCACGAAACCGGCGGCTTCAAGGCGTTCAGCGAGAACCTGAGCTACGGCGCGAAGGGCCTGCGCGGCATCTTCGGGAAGTATTTCCCGACCGACGCCATGGCCAAGGCGTACGAGCGCCAGCCGCAGAAGATCGCCAACCGCGTCTACGGCGGCCGCATGGGCAACGGCGTCGAGGCCTCCGGCGACGGCTGGAAGTATCGTGGTCGCGGCGCGCTGCAGCTCACAGGCAAGGCGAACTATCAGGCCTTCTCCGACTACATCAAGCGGCCGGACGTGATGACGAACCCCGATCTGGTCGCGGGCGAACTCTGCTTCGAGAGCGCTCTCTGGTTCTTCGACAAAAACAGGCTCTGGTCGATCTGCGACCAAGGCATCAACGACGCCGCCATCCTCGCGCTGACGAAGCGCATCAACGGCGGCACGCACGGCCTCGATGACCGCAAGCTGAAGACGAAGAAGTTCGCCGGGTGGGTGGCATGATCCCCAACCCGATCATGCTTTACGCGGCGGCAGGCGCTCTCCTCGTCGGTGCCGTCGCAGGATACAAAGTCCGCGATTGGCAGTGTGACGCGGCGTATGCAAAGGCTCTGGAAAAGGCGGGAAAGCAACGTGCTAAAGCCGACATCATCCTCGACAAAAAGGCCGCAGAATATGAAGAAACACGCGCCGCTGCCGATGTGCGCTCTGTTGAGCGGATCAACACCATTCGTGAGATTTACCACACGGTGCCTGCCGCTGCTGCCAGTTGCGCTCCTCCTGACGACGCTGTCCGGGTGCTCGTCGAAGTCATCGGTAATCCAGACACTGAAGCCGCCGCCGGCCAATCTGGCGAGCCCGTGTTCCCAGTTAAACAATCCGCCCAAGCCCTTCCTCGACCCAGCCCGGCTGCTGTGGGAAAAAGACCTGATCGAGCGGAGGAATGACTGCGCGGAGAAACACCGGCTGACCATCGAGGCGTGGCGCGAAGCTAGTCAATTGCCGCAAAAGTGATATAAGGACATCCCATGGCCACGACGATGACCTTCACGACGCTCCAGCAGGACGTGCGGCGCTATCTTGAGCGCGGCACGACCTACGCGTCCGACCCCGTCGTTTTTGAGCAAATCCCGCGCCTGATCAATCTGGCCGAGCGGCGCATCGCGCGCGAACTCAAGATCCAAGGCTTCATCAACGTCGTCAGCGGCACGCTGCAGGCCGGCGTGGCCGTGTACGACAAGCCCGACCGCTGGCGCGACACGGTGAGCATCAACATCGGCACCGGCACGAACAACAACACCCGCAAGGTGCTGTTCTCCCGCGCCTACGAGTACATGCTCAGCTACTGGCCGGATCGCACCGCAACCGCGCAGCCGATCTTCTACAGCGACTACGACTACAGCCACTGGCTGATCGCGCCGACGCCCAACGCTGATTACCCATTCGAGGTGCTGTACTACGAACTGCCGCCGCTGCTGGACGACGCCGTGCAGACCAACTGGCTGACCGAATACGCGCCGCAGCTCCTGCTGTACGGCGCGCTCCTCGAGGCTACGCCGTTCCTCAAGAACGACGAGCGCATCCCCGTCTGGCAGAACATGTATGACCGGGCGGCCTCGATGCTTAACGGCGAGGATCTCGCCAAAATCCTTGACCGTTCGGCGGTTCGGAAAGAGGCATAATGACGAACACCTACACCCAGATCTTCGGCGGCACGACCATCTACCCCTCGGATGTGTCGTATCTGGCGCTTGCGCTGACGGCCGACACGGCGCTGGACTGGCCGCTGGAGAGCAACACGCTCCTGCGCCCGGCGGCGCGCATCATCGACGTGACGCCCACCGGCGCATACGCGATCAGCCTGCCGCCGGCCAACGAGACGGGCAGCGGCCAGACGATCCTCTTCAACAACCTCGGCCCGTCCACCATCACCGTCAAGAACAGCGTGGGCGGCACGCTCCTGTCCATCGGACAGGGCCAGCAGTGGCAAATCTACCTGACCGACAACACCACCGCCGCTGGTACGTGGCGCACGTTCCGCTACGGCGCGTCCACGGCGCAGGCGCAGGCCTCGGCGCTGGCCGGCTTCGGCCTGACGGCCACCGGCTCGACGCTGTCGCAGTCAACCCCCATCGAACTCTTCAACAGCAACTATACTGCCGGTGCGCCTGATCGCGCCAAGATGTTCGTCTGGACGGGCGGCATCGGCACGCTGACGTTGCCCACCGCGTCGTCGGCCGGCACTGATTGGTTCATCGCCGTCCGCAACGGCGGCACCGGCAACCTTGTCGTAGACCCGCAAGGCGCTGAGACGATCAACGGCGCACCGTCCCTGACCCTCGTGCCCGGCGACAGCGCCACGGCGGTGACGGACGGCATCAATTGGTACACGCTGGGCCTCGGCCAGAGCGCGGTGTTCGCCTTCGACTACACGTCTATCAACCTCGCCGGCCTGAGCGGCAACCGCGCCCTATTTGGTCAGGAACTGAACCGTATCGCCTACGAGTTCACGGGCCTGCTGGCAGGCAACATTGAGATCATTGTGCCGCAGACGACCCAGCAATACTGGGTGACGAACAGCACGACGGGCGGCTCCTTCACACTGCGCGTCAGGACGAGCCCGCAGACGCCGGGTGTCCTTGTCGCTCGCGACACCCGCGCCATCCTGTACTGCAACGGTACCAATGTTGTTGACGCCGAGACGGGCGGCATTGCCGTGCCGATCGGTATCCCAGATGGCGGCACGGGTGCAATCAACGCGAGCGGGGCGCGGATTAATCTGGGCGGCACCGCAGTGGGCATTGGCCTGTTTACGGCGCTCACGACCAACGATGCGTGGACGACGCTGGGCGTTGCTCCGGTGGGCACCGTCAATGGTGGCAGCTTCTAAGTGGCGGAGAAAATCGTCCAGATACGGTCGCAGCCGGGCATCAAGCGCGACGGCACCAAGTTCGAAGGCGATAACTACGTCGACGGGCAGTGGGTGCGCTTTCAGCGCGGCCTGCCGCGCAAGATGGGCGGCTACCGCGCCATCAGCAAGTATCTGCGCGAGGTCAGCCGCGCGATGCACGAGTTTACGCAGAACAGCCTGACCTACGTGCACAGCGGCTCGGCCAACGCGATTGAGCGTTTCTACATCGACAACGGCTTCAACACGTCGATCATCAACAACCGGACGCCGGTGACGCTGGCGGCTAATCCGAACAACATGTGGCAGTTCGACGCCATCGCCGCGCCGGGCCTTGGCGGCATGCAGCTCATGGCGCAGGTCGCGCCGAACCTCGAGTGCATCTGCAACGCGGACGGCGGCCAGCTCTTCTACGGCGACTTGTTCGGCACCGCGCCGCTGCAGCCGGTGACCAACCTGCCGACCGGCTACAGCCTGTCCGGCGGCGTGGCCGTGCTGCACCCCTACACGTTCATCTTCGGGAACAACGGCTACGTGGCGTTTTCGGTGGCGGGCGACCCCACGGACTACACCAGCCTCGGCTCTGGCGCGGCCAACGTCGCCTCGCAGAAGATCGTGCGCGGCGTCGCCCTGCGCGGCGGGCCGGGCAACTCACCGTCCGGCCTGTTCTGGTCGGCGGACTCGCTGGTGCGCGCCTCCTTCATCGGGGGTGACGCCATCTTCCAGTTCGACACGATCAGCACGCAAAGCTCGATCCTCGGCGCGAACACGGTCATCGAGTATGACGGCATCTTCTACTGGGTGGGCACTGACCGCTTCCTGATGTTCAACGGCGTCGTGCGCGAGGTGCCGAACGACCTTAACCTGAACTACTTCTTCGACGGCCTCAACCAGTCGCAGCGCCAGAAGGTGTTCGCGATGAAGGTGCCGCGCTACGGCGAAATCTGGTGGTGCTACCCGCGCGGCGAGGCCGTCGAGCCGTCACACGCCGTCATCTACAACGTGCGCGAGAACACGTGGTACGACTGCGAGCTGCCCAACGGCGGGCGCAGCGCGGCCGTGTCGCCCACGGTCTTCCCCAAGCCGATCATGACTGGCGTGGTGCCGACTGCGGCGGGGGAAGAAATCCGCGTCACCGAGGCCAACGACACGCGTATAACGCAGAATGACGACGTGCGCGTCACGCAGGAAAGTGGCGCGGATCAGTACCGCCTGTGGGTGCAGGAGGTGGGCGTGGACGCCATCGACGGCATCAACATCCAGCCCGTGCTGAGCTTCTTCGAGACGGGCGATCTGTCGCTGCCGGTGATGGGGCAAGAGAACAAGGCGCTGCAGGTGCTGATGGTTGAGCCCGACTTCGTGCAGAGCGGCGACATGACCATGCAGGTGACTGGCCGCGCCAACGCGCGAGCGCCCGAGGTGTCAACGGAGCCGCACACCATCTACGAGACGCCGCCGACGCCGCAGGATCAGGTCGTCTACTTCAAGACGCAGCGCCGCGAGCTCCGCTTCCGCTTCGAGAGCAACGCCATCGGCGGCGACTATCAGATGGGCTTGATACTGGGGCACCTGCAGCCCGGCGACGGCACGGTGATCGGATGATCGACCCGCGCGGCATGACGTTGATTGATTGGGCCGATAGCGTTATACTGTCGGTTGGTGATGCGTGGTCGTTTGGTCGGCTTGACGACGAGAACGACTGGCAAGATTGGGCGGTAGCCTTCTTGAAGGCGTCGCCCTTTTCAACACGCGCCGTGCCCGATCCGTATCAATTCGATGACTGGCGCGAGTGGGCGATGCGGGTCTACCCGATGCTTGAGGGACAGGGCTAATGCGGTACGGCGAAGACAACTACGAGAACAACTTCCTCGACGACTTCTCCGGGTACGGCGGGTACGGTGGTCTGCCGGCTACGACGTACACGGCACCGGTCACGACGTACACGGCACCGGTCACGACGGCGCAGCCGAGGCCTACGGGTGCCCTGAATACCACTTCGATGGCGCAGCCTGCCGCGTCTTGGGGCACTGGCGGTCTCGGCTCGTACCAATTGTCTGATCCGTCTTTGGCGGCCACACCGGACTGGCTGAAGAACCGCGACCCGGCGCTCAATCGCGTGGATTGGGGCGGCAACTATGACCCGGTCACGGGCCGCCTTGGCGTCCTGCCGTTCTTCGTAGGCGGCAGCGAAGCGCAAGACGCATCGTATTTTCAGGGTGGCGACACCAGCGACATGGCCGGGTACGCAGGCATGCTCGAAACAGGGTTGCCTACGTACAACATCAGCACTGAGTTTGGCCGTCCCGTTGACAACTACCTCAAGCTAAATCCGGCGTCGGAAAACCCTGTCCGCATTATCAACGCCTCCGAGGGGAAGATTACTTACGAGGGGGCGGCAGACCCGCAAGGGCTGGTAAACGCTCTTGATCAAGCCACGGCGGATGGCAATAAGAACATCTGGTCTGTGCAGGAAAAGGTCGGCGATCAGTGGGTCACTACCCACAAGAACGAGCCGATCGGCAACCTCGTTCGCGACTATATGCTGCCCGCGATGCTGGCTATCGCGGGTGGCGCGGCACTCGGCCCCCTGATCGGCGGAACGCAAGGCACGCTGCTCGGCGCGGGTAAACTCGCAGCCGCAGCCGGCACCGGCCTCGGTTCTGCAGCCGGGTCGTTCACCGGCAACGTAGCCGCTGGTAAACCGCTTGACGAAGCGCTGAAGGCTGCAGCTATCACGGGCGTCACCGCAGGGGTACTCAAGGGTGTCATACCGGGCGGCGGAACTCCGGGCATCAGTCCGGGTGAAGCAGCAGCGGCCAAACTTGGCTACGCAGGTGGAATGCTCAACAACGCGGGTGTTCTGACCGACGCTGCGGGCAACCTTGTTAGCACGGGCCTCGGCACTCCCGCCGCTGTGCTGGCGGCTGGTGCTGGCGATGCTCTGGCTACTGTTACCGGACAAGCCCTCGGGAATGCGGCAGCTCCCGTAATCGCCGGCGGTCTAACAGGAGCTGCCCCCGTTGTTCTTGGCACCGGCGCAAACGGCCCCTTGACCACGGTCACAGGTACGACGGACACGTCGCCTCTGGCCGGTGCCTCGTCTACGGCTTCTGACGCTATCCGTTTCATCGTCGACCCGTCTACGGTTACGGGCAACACCCCCTCGCCAACCCAGACGGTTACCTCAACCACAGACACAAACCCGGCTGTGATCGCAGGCGGCCCTGCAGCAGGAGCTGCCCCGGTTGTCCTTGGCACTGGCGCAAACGGCCCCTTGGCTACGGTTACCAATACCGCAACCACAAACCCGGCTGTGATTGCCGGTGGCGCGGCGGCAGGAGCTACCCCTGTCGTTCTTGGCACCGGCGCAAACGGCCCATTGGTAACGGTTACCAATACCCCAACCGCAAGCACTACAGGCGGCAAACCCGCCGACCTACTCGCGCCCGTTGCGGACGCGTTCACCGCAGCAAACGTGTCCGGTGTGGAGGGCAAGTCCCTCGAGCAAGAGCAGGCGGAGAAGGGCGACAAGGACGGCGTACTGTCCAAGATCAACCCGGTGCGTGCGGGCATAGCGGGGTTGGCCGGCCTCGTGCGCTTGCTGGCTGGCGGCGGCGGCGGGGGCGGCAGGGGTGTAGCCACGGGCAACGCCGGTGCCGGCACGCGCGCCTCGCTCGATCCGATCTTCAGCGCGAAGCTGCCGGCGGCCAGCCCCCAGTATTCGGGCATGTCCCTCGCGCCCCGCGACATGCGCGGCGTGGACTTCGCGCGGTATGGCTACGGGCCCGGCGCGTCGTTCTTCGAGAACGTGCCGCGCAACCCGGAAGAGTACAGGGCGGCTCTGGCGGCCAACACCCCCACCGCGCGGCCTTCGGGCGCGTTGAACCTGCCGCCGATGCCAATGCCCCAAATGGAGGCTGGCACTACCGCAGACCCCACTGCCGCCGCCACCAGCCTCATCCGCACGTACATCCCGTCCGCCACGGACGCGGAGATCACGGAGTTCTTGGCGACCGAGGAGGGCATGCAGTTCCTCGCCAATTTCGGCGCTCCCGTTCGCCGCGCACGTGGCGGTTCCATGCGCGGCAGCGGCACCTCGCGCGGCAGTTACGCCGTCAAGGGAGCCGGCACCGGCCGCAGTGACGAGATCCCCGCGCTGCTGAGCGACGGGGAGTATGTCATGGACGCCGAGACGGTCGCCATGCTGGGCGACGGTTCCAGCGAGGCGGGCGCAAAGCGCCTTGATGACTTCCGCATCAACGTCCGCAAACACAAGGGCCGCAACTTGGCCAAGGGCAAGTTTAGTGCTAATGCTAAACGGCCCGAGAAATACCTCGCCGGAGGCCGCGCATAATGTCCGTTTCGACTTTCATGGCTGAAGGCCAGCCGGCCAACGCCAACCCCTACGCCTCGACCGAACAGACGCTCCCGCCGGACTTTGTCACGGACGCGGCGATGAAGGCCATCGCCGACCAGCAGGCGGTCTCTGCGCGGCCGACGCCCATCTATCCGGGGCCGCGCATCGCCGACTTCACGGCCCTGCAGAACATGGCCTTCGAGCAGACGCCGGGCGCGGCGAATGCCTACCAGCCGTACTTGGCGCAGGCCGGGCGCAACACTGCCGACGTGACGCAGCAGTTCATGAACCCCTACACCAGTCAGGTCGTTGACCGGATTGGTCAGATGGGCACGCGCGCCCTCAACGAGCAAATCCTGCCCGGCATCGAAAGCTCGATGATCCGCGCCGGCCAGTTCGGCGGCACGCGGCAGGCCGAGCTGATGGGTCGCGCCGTCCGCGAGGCCACCGAGGGCATCTCGGCGCAGCAGTCGCAGGCGCTGGAGCGTGGCTACGCGCAGTCGCTGGGCGCGGCCCAGCAGGAGCAAACGCGGCAGGGCGGGTTGGCCTCGCTGGCGCAGCAGCTCGGCCTGCGGGGCGTGGACGCACTGCAGACGGCGGGCGGCCTGCAGCAGGGCCAGACGCAGCGCAACCTCGACCTTGCCTTGTCCGACTTCGAGCGGCAGTTTGCTGCGCCGCAACAGAACATCGATGCCATGATCAAGACGCTGCAGGGTGTCGGAGGCGCACTGCCGAAGAGCATCCTGAAGCAGGGTTACGGCACCGAGCCCACGAAAGTTCCGGCGTCGGGGCTGGAGACGGCCGGGGCAACCGCCCTCACCTTCTACGCTTTGATGAAAGAGCTTGGTCTTTTCCCCACAAAACCCTGACGGAACTGGTCGCATGGAAGACGAAGAAGACTTCACCAGCCCACTCGACTTCGCCAGCCTCTCGGGGATGGCGCGGCAGGCGGACGCGCAGGTTCAGGCGCAGATCACGAACTACCGCAACATGCTCGCGGCGGGCACGAAGCGCATGCGCGAGCAGCGCATCGGCCCGTCCAGTACCGAGCGTTTGCTCGCCCTCGCTCAGGCCCTCGGCTCGCCCACGACCACCGGCAAGTTCGGCGAGCGCATGGGCTTGATTGCCGGCACCCTCGGCGGCCAACAGCGCGCCCAGCGCGAGGCGGAGATAGAGCGGGCAGACACGCTGGAGAAGCTCGGCCTGAAGGGCGCGGAGTTCGAGCTGGGCGCGGCCCAGACACGCGCGAACACGCTGGCGACTATGGTGCAACGGCAAGAGGCGGCGCGGGCGGCGGCCGCAGCAGCCAACCGGCCGGGTGAAAGGGAGCGCATGATCGCGCGAGCGCTAACACTCCCCAAGGGTGATCCAGAGCGCGAACTGATCCTTGCGTCTATCACCGGCACGCCTGAAAACATCGCGGCGGCGGGGGCTAGGGCTGCAGCCATACAGGCCACGAAGCCGCCTCCGTCGTCGAAGGGCGGCAAATCAGAACCGAAATACAAACGCGGGCCGGACGGCAAGCTCTATAGGTGGAGTCCCGAATAATGCCTTGGGAAGAGGTCACAGATCCGACTGAGATCGCCGTCGCGGAAGGCATGGTCGGAGACACCGTACCGACGCGGGAAGAGCTGCTGCGTAAGCAGGCGCTCGGCCTGCCTGTGCTCCGCGCCGAGAGGAACCCGGTCTACGGCATCCGCGACCCGAAGCAACGCGCCATGGCGCAGACCCAAGCTCTGGGTGTTGCTGAAAAAGCGGCGGATAAGGCGCAACCCGCAGCACAGCAGAGGCAGGATACCCTTCGGGACTTGCTCGAGTTTGAGGAACTCAACAGGAAATACTTCCCCGGCTTTTGGTCGCCTAAGATAGCGGCGGAATTGCCCTCTGCCATGATATCAGCCGAGCAACAGCGGGCCCAGATGCTTGCGTCAGGAATGGCGCGGGGCCAGCGCGTTCCGGGTGAAGGCACCGTGTCCGACTTCGACGCCGCGCAGTTCTTGAAGATGACGGGCGGCTTGGCGATGGACAAGGCGACCAACGAGAAGTTCGTTAAGGCACAAAAAGCGGCGCTTGAACTGGCCGATGAAAAGCAACGGTTCCGCGAAGCGTTTGTGCAAGCCAACGGCACTCTGCAGGGGGTGGAAACGCTCTGGAAGCAGTACACCAACGCCAATACGATCTTCGACAAGTCCGGCAACATGAACCCGAACCGCCAGTCTTGGGCCGACTATTATGCCGGCCGGGCGCAGAAGGCTCTGCGGGGCGAAAACCCTGACGCGCCTGCCAGAACGGCTCCCCCGCCTGCCAGAACGGCTCCCCCGAGTAGTGGAGATAAACGCCCGCCGCTTGGCCAGTTTGTGAGGCGATAAGACATGTTGGATCGCGCTGCGGCCAAAGCTGCCGGGTATACCGACGCAGAGATCGATGCCTTTCTAGCTGACCAGCCAGCAGGGGCAGGCCCTGCTGCCGGAAAGCCGTTGCAAGTTACGATTGGTGGCGGGCCGTTTGGCAAATCCGGCGGTGACACCCTACCTCGGCCGATGCCCAACTTTGATGTTGAAGGCGCAAAGGCAGCGGGCTATTCTGAACAGGAGATTGCGGATTATTTGCGCGGCTCGGCCGGCGATATTCCCGAGGATGTCACGACGATAGACGTGCCGCCGAGCGAGGTTGTTGAGCCTGAGACCACCGCTGGCGGTGTGTTCGGCGCGGTTGGGCGCGGATTGGCACCGGCCGCGCTGGGCGCAGGTCTAGGCTTCATGACAGGTGCTGGCCCTCCCGGCGCACTGGCGGGTGCCGCCCTGACCACCCTCGGGCCGATCGTGGGCGACCCCCTCGTTGAAGGCATCAACAAGCTGCTCGGCACCGAGTTTTCGACGCCGACCGAGGCGCTGAACAATCTGTTGACGGCGGCTGGCATGCCGGAAGCGCAGACGGGGACGGAGCGCGTCCTGCAGTCTGCTGCCGGAGGCGTGGGTGGCGCGGGTGGCGCAATCGGACTTGGCCGCACGATGGCGCAGTCCGCAAGGCCTGTCATCGCCGCCATCGGCGACGCGCTGGCCGCACAGCCGGCGGCGCAGATTGCCGGTGGCGCAGGCGGTGGCGCATCGGCGCAAGGCGCGGCCGAGATGGGCGCGGGGCCGATCGGGCAGCTCCTCGCGGGTCTGGTGGGCGGGACGACCGGCACGGCCGCCGTACCGCGTGGGCCACGCGTTCCGCTGCCTGCGATTGTGCAGGAAGCTACCGAGGCCGGCATCCCGCTGATGACCAGCGATGTCCTGCCGCCGGGCACTTTTGCTGGTCGCACCGCGCGAACTACGGGTGAACGCATTCCGATAGCAGGCACCGGCCCGGTGCGAGAAGCGCAGCAGAACGCCCGCGTTGCCGCCGTTCGTGACATCGTGACCGATTACGGCGCAGCAAACGCCGATGCGCTACCGGGGGAGATCATTACCGATTTGGCGCAACGACGCTCTGCTGCCATTCAGCAATATACCGGCATCAAGAACGAGGTCATCAATCGGCTGGCAAGCACGGGCACTGTGCCTCTGCCTTCGGCAAGCCGACGCCTCGTCACACAAATCCGCGAGCTGCGTAGCCGTCGAACGCCGGAGGCCGACGAGGCGGCGACCGCTCTTGAGCAGATCATGAACGACATTCAGGGCCGCAACTTGTTTGAGCTGGAGGCGTACCGCAAGGATGTGCTGTCCAACGTCTTCAAGAACGACCCGGCAAACCAGATGTCGCCGGGAGCGCGTGACGTTGGTGAGAAAGCCTTGCGCGCAATCTACGATCCAGTCCGTGAAGACATGGGTGATTTTATCCGTCAGAATGGTCAACGCCGAGATTACGAGAGGTGGTCGGTAGCCAACAGGCGGCTGTCTGAGGAGGCAAATGAGCTTCAAAATCAGGCGCTCAAGCGTGCGCTGAGAACCGGGAACGCCACTCCGGAAGTTGTCAACAACTTGCTGTTCAGCAGCAAACCCAGCGACGTGGCCGCTTTGTATCGCAATCTGTCGCCGCGCGGTCGGGCTGTTGCGCGCCAAGCCATCATCGCTCGCGCTGCGGCACGGGCGACAAACGCGGGCGAGGAGGTTGCGTCGCCGACCCGGTTTGCGAACGAAGTCCGGGATCTGGGCCGATCCGTTGGTGTTTTCTTTAACGGCGACGATCTCATCCGCTTGCAGGGCTTGACGCGGGTGCTGAACGCAACACGGCGGGCCGGCGAAGCAAACGTATTTCCGACAACCGGCGCGCAGAATTACCTGCCGACCCTCATTACTGGCGGCGTTGGTGCGTTCGGCGGTCTCAAAGCACTGGCTGCGGGTGCCAGCGTTGGCCTCGCGGCGCGCGTGTACGAGAGCCCGGCGGTACGTAACCTGCTGCTGCAGGCCAGCCGGACTGAAGATCCGCAGCGCCTGCGGGAGATCGCCAAGCGCATCGCAGCCATCGAGGCGGCAGGCGTAGAGGAGCCGCGTGACGAGGAGCCCGAAGGCATGTATCGTGGCGGCATGATGGAACTCGCGAGGAAGTATCGCTGACATGCGCTCCACCGACTTCCCCTTCGCCGTGACGCCGCGCCGCGAGGGGCCAGACTACACTGCGCCTAGCGCCGATGTTGCCGATCTGCTCAATCCAACGGACATCATTGGCCGTGGCCGCCTTGAGGCGCGCGAAACATCGTGGCGTGATCAGCTCCGCGACAAATTGGCGGTGCGCGTTGGGCGCAGGAACGCCGACAAGCTGATTGACTTGGCCGACTTCACGCCCGTTGGTGCCGCGTTCGTCGGCAACGAGGCAGCGCTGGCTGCCCGCGAAGGGCGTCGTGGAGCGGCTGCGGCCAATGTGGCCCTTGCCGCACTGCCGTTGCCCGGCGCAGGCAAGGCACTGAAGAAGGTGGCGAAGGCACCGCTGGCCGTCAAGCCGCAAGGCATCACCGCCTATCACGGCAGCCCGCACACGTTTGATCGCTTCGACATGCGCAAGATTGGCACGGGCGAGGGGGCGCAGGCGTATGGCCATGGGCTGTATTTTGCTGAAAATGAGGGGGTGGCGAAAGCGTATAGGGACGCGCTTGCAGGGAAGGGCATCCTTCTAGACGGCGGTGCTTCGCCTATAACTGCACAAAAATTAGAAGGCATGGGCCTCGGCCCGCAACAGGTTCGGCGGATTATGACCGTTGCGCAGGCGACCGATGGCGACTTGTTCCGCGTGCACCAAGCCATGCTCGACCAACGCAAGTTTAAGCCATACGGCAGCGCAGACTGGACTGCTTGGGATCAAGCAGCGACCCTTATCAATTCGATGTCGGGCAAAAAAGCTGAATTTGTTCCTGCTGGCTCCATGTATCAAGTCCGCATCGACGCAGATCCGGCTGATTTTCTGGACTACGATGCGCCGTTGAGCGGGCAGAGCCAGCGTATCCGTGATGTCGCCGCGCCGCGATTGGAAGAACTGCGGGCTGCGGGCGCGCGGTTTGGGGACGACCCGGACGGCGCATTTCTTGCCAAAGCATTTTCACCGCAAGGCGGCACCGAAAAAACAGATTGGAGCGTCGGCCCTGCTGCCCAAGCATCCGCCCGTATGCGCGAAGCCGGCATCCCCGGCATCAAATACCTTGACCAAGGCAGCCGTGGCGCTGGCGACGGCACACGCAATTACGTCGTGTTCGATGACAAGCTGATCTCCATCCTCAAGCGTTACGGCTGGGCTCCGGGCATGGCTATCCCCGCCGCCGCCATGGAAGAGTACGAAGCTGAGCAAGAATTTGCCCGTGGTGGCTTCGCTGTGACGCCCGACAACTACGACGAAAAAGTGCGCCTGCTGCGCGAATACGGGATGCTTGACTGATGCGCTCCACCGATTTCCCCTTCGCCGTGATGCCGCAGCGCCTGCAGCGCCTGCAGCGCGGCGGCGAGTTCAGTGTGGACTACAGCGCGCCCAGTGCCGATGTCGCCGATCTGCTCGATCCAACGGACATCGTCGGCCGCGGTCGCCTTGAAAGCCGCGATACGTCGTGGCGTGATCGGCTCAAGGACAAACTGGCGGTGAGCGTCGGGCGCAGGAACGCAGAGCAACTGCTGACGCTGGCCGACTTCACGCCCGCCGGTGCCGCGTTCGTGGGCAACGAGGCGGCTCTCGCCGCTCGTGAGGGTAAGCGCGGCGAGGCGGCTGCCAACGTGGCGCTCGCCGCGCTGCCAATCCCCGGCGCGGGTAAGGCTGCGAAGAAGGTGGCGAAGGCCGCTGCGCCGGCAAAGGCGGCAGCGCCTAACTTCTCCGAGGGGTTTGGCACCTTCAAATCAGGCCCAACTAAAATAATTTGGGAAGACAACAAAGATGGTACCATTGAGCTAATATCTCTCCGTACGCCTGCTGCCAAACGCGGGCAAGGATCGGCGCGTACCGCTATGCAAGAGTTTCTGGCAGAAGCAGATGCAAAAGGTCTTAACGTTTCGCTCGGAGCCTCCCCTCTCGACGAGCGGACTAAATCAAATCGACTTGTCGATTTTTACAAAAGCCTCGGATTTGAACCTACTGGACGCCGTATAAATACGGCGGGCGATCCGGCTATGCTCCGAAAAGCAGCGCCGGCCATGGCTGTTGAAAAGTCACTGGCGGTTAACCCCACCAAGAAGACCGTCGAAAAATCGATGGCGGTTAACCCCACTAAGAAGGTTTCCGCGCAACCCAAGACCGTTGCGCCCCCCAACCCCACCAAGGTTATCGCTGACGAGTACAGCCCCGAAATTGCGCGCCGCGTTCGCGACGCGGTCACCCCAGACGCCGATATCGATGAGTGGCGCGCTGTCGCCGAAAATCTGCAAGGCACGCGGTCAAACCGCCTTTATCAGGCCGAAAACGATCTGGCATTCCGCGATTTTGACCTCGACACATACCGCATGCGTAAGACGATCGACCAACCAAGATTGTTCGATTTGGACGTAGAACGCCAGCGGTGGTCAGAGGAACCCGAACGGAATGTTTTGGAGTTCCAAGACCTCGTCAACAGGCCTTTCATGACGGGCATGTCTGACCGAACCCCGTCAGGCACCACAATCACCCGCATCGGCCCTACCGAGCTTGACATTCCGATCCGCGAGCACGGCGGGCAGGATTACATGCTCGACTACCCATATTCGTGGGGCGTCTCCACGAAGACTATGGGTTCCAACTTCATGAATACGGCGCGCCGGCTGAAGCAAAAATACGGCGTCAACCCCCTTTGGATGCCGTGGCGCATGCAAGGCTCCGGTTCTGATTTCGCAAAGACCACCGGCGAAACCTTGATGTCGTATGCCAACTCCGCGTTGGGTAGCGACGCACGCGATGCTATGAACCGTTTCATCAAGGAAAATTACATCCGTGATTTTGCGGGCATCGAAAACCCGCGCGGGTATCTTCAATTTGGTGAGCTTCCCGGCCCGCGACGCAAGGCCATGGAAGAGGCACTGAGCGGCCAGTTCGCGCAGGAGGGCGGACTTTCACTCCCACTTACGCGAGCGCTCATTACCGACCCCAACCAGTTAAACCGCAAGGCATTCCACCTGCAAAACGTCGCAGAAATCGACCCGGACGCAGAAGTGGTGGTCAAGGCACTGAACCCGACGTACCACTTCAACACGCCGGGTGTCTACAAGGGGACGCTTTCGCCGGCGCTTATGGATAACCTCAACGTCGCGGAACTTATCGCGCCGACTTTGCGCGCCAAGTACGCAGATCTCGGTGATCTCAGCGTGTTTCGCGGTCAGGATGCTCCGCTCAGCCCTGAGAACTTGTCCCGTCAAATGGCTGAATACGAAGGCTTGAAGGCGGCTTTTGATGCGCGCTTGGCAGCGGGTGACCCGAAGGCCAAAGCCCCGCGCAAACCCGTGCCTATGGGCGGCACAAATAAGTTCATGCAATCGGTGTTTGCCACCGGCTATCTAGACGACGACGCGGCGCAAGCCCTCTACGACAAGCTGCTGGCCTCTGGTGCCCACATCAAGTAGTAGTCCTTGAAGGCTCCGAGTATCTCGGGCGTTGTTGTCTCCTCCAAGAACTTGATCACCTCCTCGCGCGTAAACGTCGCGTAGCGGGCGCGGAGGTGCTCAACCTCGAACCCCATCAGTGCATCGAACATTTCTTCCGACATCTCTGTGTCGCGCGATACGAGGGCGTAATATCGGTGTGTCACGGCTTCGCCCTCTCAATGATCCGCTGGCCGAAGAAGACGATCTTCTCGCCGTCGTAGACCGCGCTGTCCTGACCCGGCTTGCCCCGGCCCTGCCGCAGCGCCGCCACGCGCCACGCCGCCTTGAAGGCGTTGGCCACGTCGTACTCCATGCCCAGCGCCTCGATGATGTCGTTGCACTCGGCCGTGTACGGCTCGCCGCCGGACGTGGGCCGATCGACGCGCACCTTGTAGTAGTCGGCGCTGCCGCCAGTCAGCTCATTCATTTCTTCCTCCTCTTCATCGCTTCCAGCAGGATCTCCTGCGTGCTCTTCTTCGACGTGAGACGGTCTATGACGAGATCATCGACTGTGTCGCGGGCGAGGATTGGGTAGACGAACACCGGCCGATCGTAGCCGGCCTGCGCCTGCCGCATCGGCCCGATGCGCTCGATGATCTGCATGTGCTCTTCCAAGTTCCAGTTGACCCCGTAGAAGGCGAGGATGTTGCCCCCGTCCGCGAGGTTCAGGCCGTGGCCCGCCGATGCAGGGTGAGCGAAAAGTAGTTCAATTTCCCCCCGGTTCCACTGTTTGATCGTATCAGGGTCAGCGTCCAGCACCCGGCCTTTAGGGTACCGCTTGCGTAGCCGGGCCAAGTCGTGTTTGAAATTGTAGGCCACCAAGACGGGCGCGCCGTTGGCCTCCTCAATGACGCTGTCCAGCGCCTCCAGCTTGGCATCGTGCACCGCCTCCCAGTTGCCGTATTCATCCGTGTACAGCGCCCCGTTGGCGAGCTGCAGGCACTTCTGCGTCCGCACCGCCGCGTTGGCCGCCTCGACGCCCTCGCTGTTGAGGATCGTGTACATCTCCTCCTCCATCTCGTCATACGCGCGGCGCGCCGCAGGCGGCAGGTCGATGTAGATCGGGCTGGTGATGGGCTCATCGACGGGCAGGCCGCGCACGGTCAGGCAGATGTCCTTGAGCCGCTCCTGCACCTCCTCCTGCGTGTGGTCGTACGGCACGAGGCTGTAGCCGTCGTAGCCCTTGCGGAACCAGCGCTCGCTGAAGGCGGAGAAGGTCTGGCCCAGACGCTTGCCCTTGTCGAGGAACCAGACCTGTCCCCAGAGATCCTTCACGCCATTGGGCGCAGGGGTGCCTGTCAGGCCGATGAAGCGCGTGACGTGCGTGTGGGCCACCTGACCCAGCGCACGCGCCCGTGAGCCGCCCTGACGCAGCCTGAAGCTCTTCAGCCGGGTGAACTCGTCGGCGACCACGGTGCGGAACGGCCACGCGTCGCCGAGCGTCTCGCGCAGCCAGACGAGGTTGTCGTAGTTGGTCGTGTAGATGTCGGCCGGCGTGTCGAGCGCCGCCTGACGCTGCTTCGGCGTGCCGGTGATGACGCTGACGCGCAGGTGGGACAGGTGCGGCCACTTCTTGACCTCATCCGGCCACGTGGAGCGCGCCACGCGCAGCGGTGCCAGCACCAGCACCGGGTACACGTCCTCGACCACGGAGAGCGCCTCCAGCGCCGTCAGGGTGGTGACGGTCTTGCCGCCGCCCATGGGCATCCACAGGGCGGCCCTGCGCTCCTTGTACAGATGCGCGAGGGCCTCCTTCTGGTAGTCGTGCGGCTTGAAGGTCACCAGCCCCACCGTTCTGCACAGATGGGGCCGATGCCGCGAGCGACGCTCTCGGCGTTGGTCAGCTCGCGGCCGCAGCACGAGCACTGGCCGAACTCGTGGCCGTGGGCGGTGGCGGCGGCGGCCGGGTCGGCGGCGACGCGGGCGACAGTCTCGCTGTCGGCGGCGGTGCAGTCGCGCGAGGTGATGAACTTGTCATCCTGCGTGATCTTGCCGAGGTAGGTGTCGTCGCTGGCGCGCACGACGTAGATGGCACCCGCGTTGCGGCCGGTGGCCGGGGCCAGCGAGAACTGGACGTTGGCGATACGCAGCTTCGGGCGCTTCAGGTGACGGACGGCGCTGTCGAAGCCGGCGCGGATCTTGTCCATGGTCAAGACGGGCGCGGCGGCGTCGCGGGTGGCCTTCTCGGCAGCCCACTGGGCCTTGCGGGCGGCGCTCTTGGCGGCGGCGTTGCGGACGGCGGCTTCCTGACGCTCGGTCAGGCTGCCGTACTTGACCAGCGCGGCCAGCATGTCGGCGTGGAAGGTGAAGTCGCCGGTGACCGGCTGGCGCAGCCACTCGGCCTCGACCGGGTTGGCTTCGAGCCACGCGGCGGCCTGCTCGGCGGCGCTGGCGGCAGCCTTCGCCTTGCGGGCGTCGGCGGCGTCACGAGCCTTGGCGCGATCGTCGCTGCTGGTCTTGAAGAACTGCACGCCCTTGCCCTTGCACTTGAAGCAGTCGCCGACGACGCGGCCGCTGTAGCTGCGGAACACGCCGCTGCCACGGCAGGCCGGGCAGGTTTCCTTGAACTGGCGGGTGTTGGCGATCTGGGCGTCGGCCAGCACGGTGTCGAATGCAACGGGCGCGGGCGTGGCGGCGGGGGCGGTCAGGCCGAAGATGTCGAAGACATCGTCGTTCAGGTCGTCGTGGGCGGGGTTGTTGCAGGTCTGGCACATGGTCGGTCTCCGTTGCTGATGCACAGTTTATGGCACGTGCAATCAGGCATTGCAACAGGAAAAGTGAAGGGGGCCGAAGCCCCCTTGATAATTACAGTGCTTCCCAAGGCTGCGGCCGGTGGAGCGGGCCACCTTCGCCTGCGAGCCACTCGGTGGTGTGCTCGGACGGAGCGCCCTTCCAGTACAGGCGGCCGCCGACATACCAGCGAAGCTGGCGGCCACCGCGCGAGGTCTGGACGACGCGGGCGACGCGCTTGCCGGCGGGGGTCAGGTCGTAGTTGGTGTTGATGACGATCTGCATGTCAGGGTCTCCGTTGCTGATGCACTCTATTCGCACGTGCAACGTATGATTGCAAGCCCCAAATGCAAAAAAGTTTGGGGCGACCCGGAGGCCGCCCCGATGTCAGAAGAAGCGCAGAACGTGCAGCTCGCTCAGGGTGTCAAACCGCCGCACCGAGGCGCTTCCAGCACCCCAGTTGGTTGAGCAGTAGGCGGCGATGTTGCTCTGCAGGGTGCCAACGTCGAAGTCGCCGTAGGGAATCTTGGCGGTCTCTTCGGGCTGCAGCTTTTCAATGTGGGGGAAGAAGTGCGCGCGCGTCGCGCCGCGTGGGTAGCGGCCGGGCCCCCTGCGCCTGACCTTGGGTGGCGGTGCCAGTTCGAGCGTGCCGTATGTCTCGCCGTCATAAACAACGGCGTACTGAGCGCCGGCGGCTTTGAGCATAAGCATAGCGCGCTTGACGGTTAAGTCTTGGATCGTCGGTTCCATGTCAGGGTCTCCTTTTTTGTTGCTGACATAGGACACATAAGTTGCACAACTCTAAGTTGCAATCCCCTCCCGAACTTTTTTTACGATCTCGTCGATGTCCTCAATCGACCGGGCGATGAACACCGGCACGCCGTCGCCGCGCA